ATAATGTTTAAAAAAATAATGTTTAAGTTTGTTCATAAATTTTGTAATTGGGCAATGAATGTAAAAGATGGCGAAGATGCCACATGGGTTGGCGTTTACCACATACAGGAATGGGAATAATGAATAACAGTTCACACGCATTAAATGCGTTAACTAAAAAAGGCTTTAAGATACCAAACCAGCCAGCATATGAAATACCAGCGCTACCTGTGGATATCACAGAGTTGCATGACGAAGATCTCATGGAGCTGTTTGTTACCTTGACTAGTTGGACTGACTACGTAGCACCCCAGGTTGCTGTTGCAGCAATTGACGAGCGTGAATGCGATCGTTATGTTTCTGTATTAGAAGCCACAGCTATGGTAAACAACTGGAAAGGTGGCAGTGGCGATCGTGTAACTATCGCTAAAGCCAATATCCTTCTAGACCCAAAGGTCATAGAAGCTAAGCAAGAATTAGACGAGAAGCACGCTTACCGTAAATTGGTAGAAGTATTGCTGCAAAATCTAGAGCGAGATGCTGCATTGGTATCTCGTGAATTAACTCGTCGTACGTCAGATAGTGGTGTAAAAGCCCGTTCACGGAGGTACTCAGTATAATGGGATACTTTAAAAAGTTAGCAGCAACAAATCGTATAGGCGAAAATTTACAGCGATTTGATATTAGTGTACTAGAAGAAAATATAAGGGCTACTCTTCCACAGGTACTAGAAAATGTACTTCAAGACTACATTTTAGTGTGTGAAGAAGATTGCTGCGAAGACCAAGCTCAAATAAACATACGAGAAATAGCAGATGCCGTTATCAATGCCTTGCTAGTAGATTTTATTGACACAATTAAAACCGAAATTGTAGACGTATATGAAGAGCAATTAGTAAGCATGCGTAAAGAACTTTCTTGGGGTAGGGACAAGCACGATCCTTACACTCCATCAACCACTGTTTCAAAAGCAAAAACTTATATTAGTCAGACAAAGCCAGGGGGGCATTCTACATCATGGGACAAGAACAGCAAAATATATTACGACAAGCCGAAGCACTCGTAAGTGGAGCTAGGCAAGCAGCCTATGACCATCCGTTAGATAACTTCAACCGTACTGCAAAGATCTGGGAAGTAATTTTAGGTGTAGAGGTCACTGCAGAACAGGTAGGACTTTGCATGGTTGGCTTAAAGCTAGCACGCGAGGCCTACACACATAAAGAAGATAACCTAGTAGATGCTGCAGGATACTTACACACAACTGATTTAGTAATCAAAGAACGGGAGATACGAAATGGCGACAAACCCAAAAATCTTTGATGGTGGGTTAAAAAATGGGGCAAAATGCTGGATGGGGATAGATCAATCCCTAACCGGCTTTGCCGTTACCTTTATAGACAAAGACGACAAGTATATGACTTATGTCTACAAGGCAGAGGATACCGGGATTAAACGGCTGTTTAATATCGAAACCTGGCTTTGTGACTTACTAAAAAAGTATAAGATCATAGACATTGCTTTAGAGTCTCCAGTTAAGATGTCTCATGCAGCTATTATCTCCGGAGAACTTTACGCCACAGTGCGCCTAGCGTTGTATAAGAACTGCAAAGAGCCTGGACGTGCTCCTTTACAAGTTGCTCCCCCCGTACTAAAGAAGTATGTAGCCGGTAAAGGAACTGGAGTTCAAAAAAACCAAATGCTTTTACAGGTATATAAAAAGTGGGGCGTAGAGTTCAATGACGATAATGCCGCAGACTCCTATGGGTTGGCACGTATTGTTAGGGGCAACTATGACCACAAATACGAAGAAGACATAATAAATAGCCTTAAGGACCCTAAGTTCCGGGATATAGTGTAAAGTTTTCTTAGAGGGCGCTCAATAATCGGAAAACTAAGGAATAATAATCGTGAGCGAAACACAAGAAGACGACAAATTCTTACGGGTTGGTGGCGGTTCAAACGCACAGTCCGTAGGATCAGCTATAGCGCATGCGCTATACGAAACCCCGGTCGTAAAGATCAGAGCAGTTGGGGCTTCAGCAGTTAATCAGGCTGTTAAAGCAATAGCAATTGCACGAGGCTACGTAGCCCCAAGAGGTCTTGATCTGGTTTGCAAGCCCGGCTTTACTACTGTAGAGTCTAGGGAAGGCAAGATTTCAGCAATTGTTTTTACAATTACTGCCAGTTAACACTGATAAATTAAGCCGTAAAGCTTACGGTTTACATATAAACTCTATTCTAGAATGAGGTAAAAATGGCTAATTCGTCAGAAGACGTAGATGCAGCCCTAGCCGGTATGGCAAAAGTCGGTGCACCACGCGTTCCTATGGGTACTTCGGCAATTGATGAAACCTACTATGCTTCGGCAAACACAGGTAATCAGCATCTGATGCCCCGTGGAAACGTACAGGCAGGAGACCCAACCGCAGGAGAAATGCCCGCTCATCGTACAAACGTACAGCTCGGTGCAGATCGCCTTGGTGCAAAGTACACAGTTGTTACTAACACTGTGATTCCTACTGCTCCAGAAGCTGGCGCTACACAGGCAAGTGGACGTATCGTTCCACCTAAGACTATCCGCAGCCGTGAGTCATTTGACGACGGTATGGGATCGTCTTACAATTAATATATAATTAAATAATAACTAAATAGCTTGTATCGTGGTGGCCCGCAAGGGCCACCCTTTAATTGGGATAACACACGGAGGTCACTGTGCTAGCAGAAGCACTAAACGAATTTAAAACCAAGCGGTTAATGGAAGTTAAGCGCTGTATTGTAGGGGAATGGTCAGAAGCATTATCTGACGATGACCAGCAAGTATTGAGCGAAGCTATGATGGATTATTCCATCTCTAATCGCCAACTATTAATGATTTTACGTAATGCAGGGGCATCTTTTAGCCTAGAAGCAATCCGTCGTCATCGTAACGAGGAGTGCCCATGTCGAGTTTAGGTGATGAATTAACAAAGCTACGCCTAGACATTAACTTGGCAAAGCCACAACCTGCTCCCTCCTGGCCTGTAATTCAGCCAGCAAAGCCAATAGTAATCAAGCAACAGCCAAAGCCTAAAAAAGCCCCTGCCCTTGTAGGTGGCTGGAAGACCGCAGTTGTATTGCCCGATCCACAGATAGGCTATCGCCAGTTTGAAGATACTGGCCTGGATCCTTTTCACGATGAAGCAGCTATGGACGTAGCTATTCAAATTCTTAGTGCTGAGAATCATGATAGTGGGGTGCATCAGGTTGTAAATCTTGGAGATTACATTGATCTTCCAGCACAAGGTAAGTACGAGCAGGAAGCTTCGTTTGCTTTTACCACTCAGCATGCAATAGACCGGGGCAGCCTATTTGCCGCAGAGCAGCGTGCTGCAGCCCCAAATGCAAAAATTGTTATCCTTGAGGGTAACCATGACCGCCGTATGCAAAAATTTGTACAGGCAAATGCCTTATCTGCTTTTGGATTACGTCGTGCCAACCTGCCAGACTCTTGGCCAGTAATGTCAATGCCATATCTTCTTCGTCTAGACGAGTTTGATATTGAATATATCGATGCTTACCCAGCAGGGGTTTGGTGGATTAACGACAAACTTCGGGCTATTCATGGAGATAAGGTTCGTAGCAATGGCTCAACTGCCAATGCTTACACAGCCGATATGCCGCATATCTCAACAGTCTTTGGCCATATTCATCGCCAAGAAATTCAGTCTAAAACTACTTTTGACCGCCAGGGCAAGATCAAGGCTATGGCAATTAGTCCAGGGTGTCTATGCCGTGTAGACGGTCATGTACCTAGTGTCAAGGGTTCTGTAGACTCCGCAGGTAAGCCAGTAACCTATTGGGAAAACTGGCAACAGGGAGTCGCAGTCATTCGTTATAAGGATGAAGGCTCATTCCATGTGGATCTAGTTCATATTGATGAGGGCAAAACTCTTTATAAAGGTCAAGAATTTATCGCCAAGTAAGTTGCATCGAACAGAGGGCTCACCAGAAATGGTGGGCCCTTTGGCATTACAACTCTTAATAATTAAAGGAAAATAAGAACATGGGAATTCCAGTAGATCCACGAGCTGATAGAGCCGGGAAAAATAAAGTAGAAGGCCTTAGATTTGCTCATAGAATGGGTCTTCACCAAGGTAATCCTGATCCATCACAGGGTGGGTGTATTACTTGTTTTACTGACCAAAATTCACATATAATGAATAATCATAAGAAAAACCCAAACCCTAAATGTGCTTATTGCCCACCTAAACGCGGATAGTAAAAGGAAAATAACATGATTGAAAATACTGTAACCCCAGAAGAACATGCCAAAATGGCAAAAGAAGTAATAGATCGTATGGAATCTAAAGAAGGTACCAAGGTCTTTACCAAAGCTCATTCAGATGAATTAAACGCTATGCTTGCAGCTGATAAAGCTAAAGGTAAGGGTAAAGGTAAGAAAAACTCTGCACCTGCTGCAGAAGCAGAGCCAAAAGCAGAGCCAAAAACAGAACCAGAGGAAGAGCCTACGGGTAAGCCAAAGCCTGAAAGGGAATTTGTCAACGTTGGCGCTGCAACCGCCCCTATTCCAGAGCCACAATCTAATCCTGAAATGGATTCAGATACTAGGAGTGAAGTATTCCACCAAGCAACTAAAGCTCATAAAGCTCCTGCACGTGCTGGACGTGAAATACTTTTTGGTAAGCCACTAGGACCAAATGCTACGGTTTTTGATCATATTCGTAATGATCAGGGATATAACCATACTGAAGAAGATTTAACAGATCTTCAGCATAAGAACCAATTAAACGATTTTTATGGGCATTTAGATAAGGATCATGCTAGAGGAGACCACGAAGAGTCATCTCTGGGTAATCACCCACATTGTTCTGCATGTATAGTAAAGGCAGCGATTAGTTAATGCCTAGTTCACATCAAAACTGGCAATACCTGGGTGGTAATGGGTTTGTAGGCTCATACACTACCACAGGTGGAGGCGGCACGCCTGTAACCGGACGTAGTGAAATGGACTTTGCCCGTATGGGTGTTGGCAAAGTACCCTCTGCAGAATACCCAGATGGTTATTTAGGTACAATTCGTTCACGTCGTGACGATAAAGGTAATGGTACAGACACTGTTTTGGACTCTCTTAAGAGTCGCAGCAATCAAAGAGCTTATCAGCGCGGTGTTCACAAGGGTGAGCGTATTGACCCCGGTCAGTACTATTGGCCAGGTGGATTAGAAGCAGAGCGTCGAGTAATGCTTAAACCAAAAATTGTAAATAACGACGGTGCAACAAATATGCTAGTACCTAGATACACTCCAAATACAATTATGGCTCCCCCTCCAGCTCTTATCAATGATGGTAAAGCGGATATAACAGCCGATCAGCCAATAGATATTAACTATGTTCGTAATCATAGGCTGCAAAATCTAGTCCCTAGGTGGAACTAATGCCAAATACTCCAGACGGTAGATATGATACAACTAAGCCATGGCAAAATAAACCTGGCATGGTTCGAGATGATGAAGCAGATCCCTATAATCTTAGGTACGACTACTTAGGTCCTCATGGTAGTAGGGATGAAGCTGTTATCTCCCAGGCTATTGCCTCGGTAACTACCCCAGCACAGTTTCTGCAGGACATTGTGCGACCTCCTTTACCACAAGTTCAGTTATTTAGGTCTAGATTTGGGTATAGGTCACGTCAAATAGGTATTGCAGATATCATGGATGTTGACGAGATATATGCAGAGCCTAGAACAGATCTAAGCGGTGGCATAGGTGGATACGAAGGAACAAGCCGAAATTCCTCGGGGAATGCCTCATATTAAGGAGAACTAATGGGTAGCTTTCAAGATGCTGTCAATTCCGAACTAAGACGGCGTAAGGGTTTGGGCAATTGCCCTACCTGTGGATACACCATGTACCCTTCAACTGAGCCTGTAAAAAATGAAGGCGGAAAAGTAACCGTTCCACCACCAGTTTGTGAAAACCCAAAGTGTGGCGACAACAGCACGGCTAATAAAATGTCACTTGCCATAAGATTAATCAAAGAACGCGCAGCAAAAGACCCTTCAGTAGTAATCCATCATATTGACGATGATTGTTCAGCTGGTCTTTGTGAGCCCGGAGTTGGAATACAGGGTAAACCCGGCAATACTGTGGTTCATATTGATCAAAGGACCGCTGAGGAAAGAGACCCCAGCAGTCGTAAACACATCCCTAAACCATTGAATTCAACCCATGTCTTCTTCGATAAGTAACCAAACCGAGTATAACTATTCCGACACTTGCGATAAGTGCGGCAAAATGATTCAGCCTGTGGAAAGATTATATTCAAGAGATAATGGTAAGTGTAAGGACTGCGAAGTCCGAGACTTTAGTGCGATAATACAGGCAGGTTTTAAATGAAATCTCAGACTTCAGAGTTTGAAGAGAATGACAACTGCCCACGTTGTGGGGAGAAGTCATGCAACCACTGGACTCCTAGAGAACCAGTAATGCCGAGCTACTTACGTGGCAAGGAAGAGGCTCCAAAAGATGGGGTTGACGTATCAAAAGCTAAGAAGAATCTTGGAATATAGGAGAAACAATGTCAAACAGATCTCATAATGGTGAACTTCATGAAGGTGCAACCGATGGCAAGTACCGCAAGGTTCGTCCAAACACCCATGTAGCTCCAGGACTAGGCGATGAGCTTGTAAGAGCTAACCGCGCAAGTCTTCACCCATTCTTTAACTATGGTTTTATTGACACTGAAGAAACAAAGATGGTTTCTCCAGGCGAAGCAAATGTAAAAGCCTCTCGCGTACCTTCTTTTAGCAGCACTCCGGTAGCTGACATCGATAACAATATGATGGGACAGACACACTAATGGGACTATTTAGCAGAGAAGGCAAAAGCTCCGGCGTATGCCGTGATTGCAAAATGCTAAAAAACTCTAATAATGATTGTAAATGTACTGCCAATGATGGCAAAGCTAGTTGCACTGGTTGTGGGGCAAAAGGATACGTTCCAAATAGAGACGCACATCCAGATGAAATTCGATCACAAATTGGCTGCAGCTGCGGCAGTGAAGAAAATTAGGAAAGTAAAATGGCATTTGAATCAAGAGAAGGTCAGTCTTCCGGCGTATGTCGTGATTGCTCAACTTTAAGAAGCCCACATGACGGAAGTTGTGCATGCACCCATTGGAAAGAAATTGCAAACTCAGTGGGCCCAGATTTAGATGAAGGTTCTACATCAGGGTACAATTCTTCTAAAGATGATGCTGAGCCCGATATTGATAAAGAACCGCATAGTGCTGGGCTTTGGACCTGCAGCAATTGTGACAAATCTTTTAATCCTTCAACAGAGCTTTATGAAAGACAACCAGGAACCGATCTTAAGTTTTTATGCTCTAATTGCTCAGATAAAAATTTTGGGGCAAATTCTGCAGAAGATTCATCTAGCAAAGAGCATAAAATGATGGAGCATGCTGCACATCATTTTGAAGTAAACGGGTATCATGAAGGAGACCCAGGAGAATTAGAAGAAGATTTTGAAAAAGTGGGTAAAAATACCCAAGCAATTGCACATGAATACTTTAAGCCTCTTCATGCAGCTTTTTCAAAGATATGGGACCACAAAGGTCCTAAAATAAATGCACAGCATCACACCGACATTCATCGTGAATTACTTGCTAATGCTGCTGCTAAAGTAAATCGTTATCAATAGGACTAATCTAAGGAAATAAATGAATCACGAAGATGAGGAATTTGAAGAGGGCTTAACTCATAAAGAAAGAATGATGAGAGAGTTCCTACTTCGTAGAACTGAAGAAGAAGCGTCACAAAACTTTGTAAATATGCTGCGTAAGCATAAGAGCAAAGAAACTTTTAAGGACTTTGATTACTATGGAGAACGTCGACTGGGATAAGTGGGATAAACTTGCGGATACCTCCGATGTCGAAGCCCATGTAGACCCAAGTATTTATTCAGAAGCTGCTGAAGAGGCTGAGCAATTTGAGCCTGAAAGCAATAGGCAAATGGCTGCCTCCTGTGAATACCCACATGTAAATGAATTTGGGCGTAAAGTTCCATGCCCTAACCCAGCTACTCGCATAGCGTTCAGAGTAGACCATAGTGACCCAGAAAACCCAGAATTACATCAATCTGGTATTGGGTTTGTATGTGATCAGCACGCTCAGCAAACTCACCTTACACATGAGGCCCTTAAACAATCTGCCGTTGCTAGAGCAGCAGAAACAGGGGCTAGTATTAATTTAAATCGTACTACTTTGCACACTCCAGAACTTAATTCTGTTCAGGATGGATTAACTGAAGCGGGTATACGAAAAGGCAGCACAGAAGAGCTAGAAGCTCAAACTTTAATGGCTCACCGTTTAGCAAATAACCTTGTTACCCATCAAGGACAGCCAGTTCCTGCAGACTATGGTCTTAGTTCGGGTCGTGCAATAACCAGTGGTTTAGGCACTGATTTATCTCAGTTCCAAGAAGTAGAGCAACCTAAAGAACTTAGTGCTCATGGAAAATTTTTACAGCATGAGGCTGATAAAACTCGTTATCAAAAACAAATTACTGATCATAATGCGGGTAAGCACACCGTAGAAAGCTATGGTCAGACTGTTGATAACGCAAGATCTGGAAATATTAGCCAAGTATGCCCATCATGTTTGATGAAGGGTAATACAAACATGGCTATTCGTTTAGCTAAAAGATTTGGGTTAAATTTTGGTCCATTAGGCATTCATACTCCACACCCTGCAGATACAGCTAAAGAAGCTGAAGATAAACGTCAAGCATTAGCTACAAGAAACATAGTTAGAAAATCTTATGGATTAGATCCCATTACTGATGAAAGAGGCGTAGGTCGACCATCTACTCTTGAGTCCGGAGATACTGGGCACTTTACAGTGCCCGTAACCCCTTGGTCTATAAACCAAGCTCTTCCATCGGGAATTACTGGTTCGGGGGATCCTATCTCCTATGCTGCAAGATCTAGAGAATTTGATGAAAATGGTAATTTAAGAACAACTAAAATTGTAAACGGAAAAGAAGTTGAGATTAAATCCCCTAGAGTTAACATAGTTAATGCTAGACAACCGTACCCCGCTAAATCAGTTGCCCCTACTGGAAGAATTTGGACACCTGAAGTTTCTCCAAAGCGTATTGAAAGATTACAATTATCTGCGGCTGCTCCAGAAACGGGGGTTGTTGCATTTCCAATGGCTAGTGATTACCAAGGAACTGAGGAATACGCAGATTTGGATGTAAGACAGCATCCCTACGCTGATCCAAATCTTGGTACCCCTATTGCTTGGCATAACGGCCGTGCAGTGCACGTATTGCGTGAAGAAAGCCGGGGCGGAGGCACTGTTTGGCTTCCTAGTGAAGATGTTGCAATGCATCACACGTCTGACTGCCCAAATAAAGATACTTATCCATATAGAAATGCGTGTAAGGCAGGGTGTAAAAATTTAACCCATGCAGAAGTACGCGGTGCTACACAGGCTAGCCATATTCAAGCTGCTGAGTCACGTAGAACAGCTAATGAACAACTAGAAGACTTAGGCGGTGCTTTAAGAAGCAGGAGAGCTAATTTACAGGCTAAAGGTTTAATAAGAACTCTAAGGGAAATGGGAGTAGAAAACGTTAATGACAAAGAAGCTGTTGCAGCCCATCTTAACTCTCTTGGTCATGACGTAACTCCTGAAGATATACCGGATAACTTGGGGGATGCTCTTGAACCAACTTATGCGGGTGAAGATATACGTGATGAAAACGCTAGAATTTTGGCAGCATTGGCAACTAGAACTGCGGCTATGAGTGCCGATGAACTAGAGGCGGAATTCAGTAGAGTTAGTTATCCACAGACATTTAGGCCAACTTTTGAAAGAGGTAAAGGGTTACCCCCTAATTCAACCTTCTTTACGGATATTCAAGCTGCTAAAGCAAAAGCCCAGGCTGATGCCGAAGCCGCTAAAGCTGCTAAAAAGTCTATTAAAAAGAAGGTTAAGAAAAGGTCTGTCAGTGGTAGGGTTAAGACTAGAACAGCTAGCGCTGAAGAGCTTGATTCTGCAAGAGATGCAGCCACCGGTCGTAGGGTGGCTCGAGAAGTCATTACCAGAGACGATAACTAGTAAAATACCCAAAATATTGGCAATAATTCTTGCCGTATCTGCGGATAATGGGGCCAAGTGCATGTACAGTAGTAGTTGTAACTACAACTAGGAGCACTTGTGGGCATTCCAATTATTGGGCAAGGAAATCGGCCTCCTGCCGATCAGGGCACTGTCACTGAGATCAAAGACAATGGCCCTAAAATTCGCATACTTTATTGCTGGAATTGTAAAACTATTGAAGAACTTCCAGACTTTGAAGGAAATCCAGATGATGACGTCCTTCTCTCTATAATCATAGAGCCTCACCAGAGCGCAGGTGTTGCGCATGCCGGTACTTTATTTAAGATCGGCCTAAAGATCTGGGAAAATACTAAGTACCGTGAGCAAATTATTGATCAGATGCGTGACCAAGTTGGTGGAGGTCTTGACAACCTAGATAAAGGTTACTATGAGACTCGCGCTACTTTCCACGAAGATGCTATGGCATGCTACAGCCGTCACCTTCGCCCAACAGATAGCTGCCCAGACTACGCAAGTGAAGGCAAGCGTCTAATCCCTAAGACTGACGAGCTTCGCAAAGATGCCGGTCTCGTTTCAGCAAGCAAATCTCAAAGCACACGGGTTTACCTGTGTGATTTTTGTCCAGTTAAATCACTAGTAATGACAAAGCAGCGCAGTGCTGCTGGCATGTATAAATAGAAGGAAAATAATGTCAGACGAAACAGTAGAAGAAACACCGGCCGTTGAAGTTGAAACCGCTTCAGAACCAGATTTAGTTGCAGCATTTGTTGTAGCAATTGGTAAGGATAGTCGAGTTTACTTAGAGCGTAATACCGAAGCAACCACCCTTAAAGTAGAGCGTGAAGCTTCTTTGATCGAAGTTCGCCGCTATCTTTCAGAGATCTTAATGGATCTACAAGCACAGGCAGCTGGGGAATATACCATAACAGCCTTGATGGCAGCACAGTCTGCTAACGCACCACAAGAAGAAAATTAAACTACGCCGATCGTTAGGAAAGGATGCAAAAATGTATGTAGAAATGGTATGTGTGTGCACTGCTAGCTTCAGCATAGATTCAGACGAGGATAATTACGAACCCGTCTGGCATTTGACCTATCGATTTGCAAACGCTCACGTAAATTGTGGGTATCTAACTCCTGGGGTATCCCCAGAGTCAGAAGAAGAAAAGTCATTAGAAAAACGCATAGCGCGTAAAAATAAAGTTGATAACGAGACGGAGCTAGGAGAATAGTGTACCCAGATAACCCAAATGTATCTATAACTCCTAGCTCTACATCGTATTTTAGTGACCCATCTTCCGGATTAGACCCCAAGTTGTTTGAAGGTAAACACCTTCGCTCTTGGGTAAGAAACAACATCTTAAGATTATTGTTTGATCATTTAGCCGTAATGTATCAAGATCCTCACAAATGGGTCTTTGCTTGGCTTGCAGGGTCTGGCGTTTCATACCAATGGGAAAGTGAACGATTCCCAGGAGATTTGGACTGTCTTGTTGGCATTGATTACGTAGTTTTTCGCCGCTACAACTCTGATTATTCAGGGTTAAGTGATGACGAAATTGCCCACATGTTTAATGAGGATTTTTCTAAGAGCTTAATGCCCGAAACAGCTAACTGGGAAGGGTACGAGCTTACCTATTATGTAAACTCTCAGACAAATATCATAGATATTAATCCTTACGCAGCTTACGACTTGATTGAGGATGAATGGACTGTAGAGCCAAGCGAAACTCAAAATCCACCTTACTCACGTATGTGGGAACAGCGGGCTACTAAAGATGTAGAGCTTGCAACAGACTATGTCAAACGTTATCACGCGGCAGTTGAAGAGTATCGTAACTCGGTTAACAGCCCTGCTAGCTTGGTAAACGCAGAGCGTAAGTTACGTATGGTCATAGATCAAGCATCAGAGTTTTATGATGATATTCATAAGAGCCGTAAGATTGCTTTTAGTAAGACTGGTGCAGGCTACGCAGACTTTGCTAATTATAGGTGGCAGGCTGGAAAGAAGGCTGGAATTGTCCAGGCTCTTCGACAGATTAAAGATTACCGTGATAAATCTCGTGGGTCATCAGAACTAGAAACGTACGGGGTAGAGTTGCCAGATGCTAACACATTAGTACGACGGGCTGCGGTACATAGGCGGGGAATATGACAGCTTTGATGTCAGTAGAGGGCGTCCTAAGAAACGAACTAGGCGAGCCTATTCAAGAAGGTTTTAAATTATTTAGAACCCTTGTAGTTGCATACAGAGTAGTTTTATCATCTACCATGAATGCTCAAGAGTTAGAGCACTTTGTTAAAAGAAACTACCTGTTTGACTATGGTAACCTGCTTAGCTCAGAGGATTTTTACGAAGGTCAACCACTAAGAATGCGCCACTTAGACTTGTCACGTCAAGAGGGTAAATTGGAGTTATTCATTGACTCAGACCCTGATATGTGCGCACAAGCACTTGCTCAAAGTGTCCCAGCTATATTATTCACAACCCCTAAATATTTTCAAGCTCACAGGCATATAAAGCCTTGGGATGTAATTACTGAAGAGCAGCAGCGGCAGAAAGAACTGGTTGCTGAAAAATATGTTCAATATATAAATGGGGAAGGAAAAAGATGGGAATGAGTAAAGGTCCATTAGGTTTTTCGCCAAGTAATGATGATGATATCAACTATGATGAGAACTGGGTTGAAGGGGAATCTATAGTCCCTTTGTATATCCAGGATATACCGGATCGCAGCGATGATGACTTAAGTGAAGGCTATGCTGAGGATATTTAATGAAAATTGTATACCTCGGTGGAGAGGTTCCTTCACACCGAGAACTTCTTACTAAATCTGGTGCTAAAGCTATAGGTGTCAATTACTGGGCCCTAAAACGACGTGGCTTACCAAAAACCAAAGACTACATATTAGCAGAAAGATTTGACCCTACCGTAAAAATCTATGTAGATAGTGGGTCTGTTGCAGCTGCTAAATCTACTTTGTCCCGTATTGAGCTCGAAGAGTTTTGCGAAGAGTATCAAGACTGGGTATCTCTCAATGAGCCTAGAATTGCTGGAGCAACAGAGTTTGTTCACCCTGGCTTAGGACCAACCTGGGTTAAGACGCAGCGCAAAGACTTCTGGGCTTATACAGAAGAAGGCTTGTTCATGCCTGTGTGGCAAGGTGGACATATAGACTTAGTAGACCTAGTAAAGAACTACGATAATGTGGCTGTACCTGGCCACGTAATTGAAGAAGACAAAGCACTTGCTGCAAAAGTACGTGCCCTCAGTCACCAGTTCGATTTTAACTTACACGGGCTGGCTTGTGCCAAGCCAGATAACCTACGCCAAGTCCATCTCGCAACTGCCAGTACTCTCTCCTGGTTGTCTCCCATGATGCGAGGAGAGACTATTGTGTGGGATGGCACAAAGCTTATGAGATACCCCAAGAAAATGAAGGATCAAGCTCGTCCTAGGTATAAAAGGATTATTGAAGATGCTGGGTTAGACTTTAATAAGATACTTAATGATGACCCTAATGAAGTTACCAAACTAGCAATATGGTCTTACATACAATTGGAGAACACCTTGAACAACAACCCCTCAGACTATGAATATTCAGATGAAGACTTTGACTCACTCCTATCTGATAACAGTGGTGACATAGATGACCCTGGTTCTGCGGAAACTGGGGGTAGCATACCTGATAATAGCCTTGTTGAAGTGCGGAAAGAAATTACCGTTAGAGACTCTACAGAGGTCAGAACTTTACCTGTTTTTGGGGTAGAAAACCGCACTATAATCGACCGGGATGAGAGTGGCAGAGACGTTATAAAAAACGTACCTGTGCTTAGTTCAAATACCCAATCTTTACGTCAATGCAATACCTGTTTTGTTGCATCAAACTGCCCTGCATTTAAGGCCGATAACTCCTGTGCATTCAACCTTCCAGTAGAGGTAAAAACCAAAGATCAGCTACGTGCATTACTTAATGCAATCATTGAAATGCAGGCACAAAGAGTAGCATTTGCAAGGTTTGCAGAGGAAATGAATGGCGGGTACCCTGACCCAAATACTGGCCAAGAAATCGACCGCTTATTTAAGGTAGTTGAACAGCTAAAGAAGCTGGAATCTAACAATGAATTTGTTAGAATGACTGTAGAGCGACAAACTAACGGGGGCATTCTAAGCAGCCTTTTTGGAGACAAAGCGGCCTCTTTAAAAGACCTTCCAAACGGTGGTTTGAAAGAGTCTGAGGTTACCGAAATTATCGTCGATGCAATAGAAGATAACTAGTAACTGTTACCTGATAACAGCGTTCACATTACGTGAATTCGCTCTGTGTAAATTGACACTATAAAAACTAATGGTAGTGTTATGTCTGTAACTAACTAAATAAGGAGAAACATGTTTTCTTTTCATCTCAATGATGAATTTGTAAGCTCGTACAATGACCGTCTAGTTCCATGGGGATATACGGATGCTGGTGGAAACTCAGTAGGTGAAATAACGTTTATGCGTACCTACTCCCGTCTTAAAGAAGATGGCTCAAAGGAAACATGGGTAGACGTATGTCGCCGTGTTATTGAGGGTATGTACTCAATTCAGAAAGATCATTGCTGGACCAACCGCCTTCCTTGGAACGGAGTGCAGGCTCAGGCATCAGCCCAAGAAGCATTTGATCGTCTGTTCAATCTTAAGTGGACACCTCCAGGTCGTGGACTATGGATGATGGGTACTGAGTATGTAATGGAAAAGAAGAACTCCGCTGCACTACAAAACTGTGCGTTTGTTTCTACCGACTCAATGACTAAGAGTAACCCGGCTAAGCCTTTCCGGTTCTTAATGGAAGCCTCTATGCTCGGAATCGGGGTAGGTTTCGATACTAAGGGCAAGGACAAGGGATTCACTGTACATAAGCCAACAGAAAAGACTTACGAGGTTAAGATTTCTGATACTCGTGAAGGTTGGCGTGATTCCACAGCAGACTTAATTAATTCATACTTAAAAGCTGACCTGCCAACTAGTGTATTTGATTATAGTGCTATTCGTGAAGCTGGCCTTCCAATCAAGGGATTTGGTGGAACGTCATCAGGCCCTGAACCTCTAATCAAGCTGCACACTCAGTTAAGGGAACTCTTTGATTCTCGTATTGGTGAGCCAGTAGACTCTATTCTAATTACTGATATTGCTAATCTAATTGGTGTATGTGTTGTTTCCGGTAACGTACGTCGCTCAGCTGAGCTAGCTCTTGGCCAGCCAGATGACGTCGATTTTATTAATGCTAAGAATGCAGAAGCATTTCCTGTGCGTAACTCTTACGACCCGGAGAAGCCGGGCTGGGGTTGGATGTCTAACAATTCGCTAGAAGCAACCGTGGGTATGGATTACACGCCATTTGTAGAGAACATTGCGCTAAACGGTGAGCCAGGATTCATTTGGTTAGACGTGTCTCGTAAGTATGGGCGTCTGAATGACCCAATCAATAACAAGGACTACCGTGTCTCCGGATACAACCCTTGTGCAGAACAAAGCCTTGAGTCATTTGAGTGCTGTACTCTGGTTGAAACTTACATCAACCGTCACGAATCATTAGAGGACTACAAGCGTACGCTTAAGTTTGCGTACTTGTACGCCAAGACTGTAACCCTGATCCCAACGCACTGGGAAGAAACTAATGCAATCATGCAGCGTAATCGCCGCATTGGCTGCTCGGTATCAGGCCTTGCAGCGTTTGCAGACGTAAAGGGTCTACCGGTGTTGCGTGAGTGGTTAGATAAGGGGTATGAGACTGTCCAGAAGTGGGACACAATGTATTCTGAGTGGTTATGTGTACGGGAGTCAGTAAAGACTACAACCGTAAAGCCATCGGGAACGGTGTCAATCCTTGCTGGAGAGACTCCTGGTGTTCACTGGCCGGTGGGTGGAGAGTATGTTCTACGCTCTATTCGATTCTCTAAGATAGACCCAATGGTTCCACTATTTGAAAAGGCGGGGTATCTTATTGAGGATTCAATCACTGACCCAGACAACACTGTAGTAGTGTATTTCCCAATTAAATCGGTACCTGTGCGTCCGGAGGGTCAGGTCTCTATCTTTGAGAAGGCTAACCTGGCCGCCTTTGCTCAGCAATACTGGTCAGACAACTCGGTGTCAGTAACGCTCAGCTTTGATAAAGAGACTGAGTCAAAGCATGTGGGCACTATTTTACACATGTACGAAGGCCGGTTGAAGACGGTATCATTCTTGCCACAAGGTAAAGATGTATACCCACAGCAGCCGTACACCGAAATCTCAAAGGATGAGTACGACGCTTACATCGGTAAGTTAAAGCGTATTAGCCTAAGGACAGTCTACAACAGCAAGTCTGCGGTGGACGCGGTGGGCGAGGCCTACTGCACAACGGACGCTTGTGAGATTCCGGTGCCTGCAAAATAGCCAACACAAACAAACCCCTTTGTTAGGGGTCAAATCAGGCCTAGAAAAAAAAGCCAACACAAACAAAGTAACCCCCCAGCTAAATTAGCTGGGGGGTTACTTTATTGTATTAAGATGGGTTAATCTCTTTGACTATCCCATTATCCATTTGCTCACCAATTACAGCTTCCATGTAATTGTCACAGTCATGGCAATAGCCACCCCACTGATCTGTAGTGGGTTGGCTACATAGACTGCAGCTAATGTGTTCAGCCATAGTATCCTCCTAAGTTACTGGCCATACATAAGGCAGGTTGTCTGTTACATCCCAGTTGTACTGGCCGTAAAAGACAGGGTCCTTACGCAATAGATTTGATTGATGTGATTCGTGTACTGCATTGACACCAAACCAAGGTGGCAGTGTTTCTGTAACTCCGGCAACAAGGAACTGTGTTTGTAAGTCTACAATCTGTATTAGACAGTTATCTTTGTAGCCTCTGTTTGTCCACTCGGTACAGATAAACATGCCGTAGTCTGCCAGCGCAACCTCGTAACCCCGCCACATTACTGCAGCGGGGTGGTTGCGCCAGCCTTTGGTCATACCCATGTTAGCTTTGAGCAGTTGTATTACTTCTACTCGTTGCTTACCTAGGCGTTGCCGGTCTAGTATCTTAGCTGATTCTCTAAGATCAGCTACTGGCAGAAACGTGTTCACCATGTGTGGTGTCACCTAATCCGCTTTTAGCCATTTCAATGATCTTACCTAACGCATCTACTGAAATTACAGCAGTGCCTTGGAAGTCAACGGCAACTTGTTCACAGTGTTGGTACACTAGGTCAAGGATAGAGTCGGTAAGTTCATTAGCACTTTGCATAATGTTCTTAACTAATTCCTCTTTGCTATCCATGTGTTATCTCCTTTTTCTTTTGGTTGGTGCCCTTGAGGGCTGACACGTCAAAGCCTACTTGGCGTAGTGACATGTACATGTTTTGACGCTGGCGACCATTGCCAGCTGGGGTTGATGGTATAGATATCTGTCGTCCGTCTTGAGGATTACGGACTTTGATATGCTTATTACCTTTCTTACTTACTTCAAAGCCAGCCTGTTCTAACTCACGAACAATCCGGCGTATCTCTTTGTCTGGAGATACCATTGCTAGTGCAAAGTATTTCCAATTGGTTTTAGGCATTATGCATTTATCTCCACTTCTTCACCAATTAGTTCTATGTTGTCATCTTCCCACTCGATGATAGAAGTTTTTGGGTGTTCATTCCACAGCTTCATTGCTTCTCCAGGTGTCTCAGCTGTTACTAAGTAGCTGATGATCTGTGTTATTTCGTATTGCATTATTCCTCCTCATTGCATTTGCTGCAAGGTTCATTTAGTTCTGGTGTCTCACTTTGATAGCAGACACCACATATATAACTAATCATTTGTCTCCTTATAAAAGATAAGTGGCAAAGCTCGTACAGAAATAAGACTTGTCACCAAATCTACGGCCAGCGCATTACGTTTTGATAAAAGTTTTAAACTTATTTGTACGCAGCTTTGCCACCTACATTTATTGCTAAAAGAAGAGTAAAGTCAGACGGAAATAAAGTTACTAGTGAGCACGCTCTCGTTTGCCCATATTCGCCTGTACCATACTCTTCGTACCCTCGGCTGGATTCGAACCAGCGACACGCAGGGTAGAAACCTGCTGCTCTATCCCCTGAGCTACGAGGGCTGGATAACAACAGAGTTATCTGCAGTTACCCCTCCATTGTGACAAGTAATCACAAGTCATTTGCGCGGTAGATTATTAAGTTATGGGGGAGTCATACCTTAGGTCATATAGACTTAAAGTATACCTCAGTGGTAAGTAGTTATCCCCTAACAGGTAGGGCCCTAGGACAACCGTGCAATCCTAGGGCCTTACTGTTCTAGTTTAGAAACCGTAGCTTTGGATTAAAAGACTGCTCGCCATATCGATCTAGGTCTACATCAAATATGAGAGCACCTGTCTTTATATCCAGTAACGCTACGTTCCAGTTACTAGTGTCGGTTAGGTCTATGTCCCTATCATCATCAATGTATAAGAGCATAGTCATCCTTACCTTTTTTATCATATATCCCCTCCTCGTGGGGCTTTCTATTGTGAGTAGCGTATATCACACTGACTACAATAGAAACTTTGATCGCCCTCTGTACTGGTCGCTGGCTGCGACCCGCACCTAGGGCATAAATATCTACTCACTGTTTTTAGCTTTCGATTTCTTCATGTGGCAATCACACGTACAGTTAGTAGGTGTGGTGTTGCCCTCCAATGACCAGAATGTTATGTGCACCCTGCATTGTTTGTGTTGGTCATCCAGGCACCAAGAGAACTTATGGTCCGAGGGAACCTTATAAGTCTCCGGCCTGATGGTCCTAGCCATTATTAATTGACCAACCTTCTGGGGGACAGCAACCACTGTTCTCACACATTAGTGAACGAACATGGGTACCATCCTCACTGACCATCAATATGTCAGCAACCTTTGCAAAAGTTCCATTGAGTCCATTATATATTCCCTCACGGATGAGTTGAATAGTTTCTTCGTCAATGGTATCCAATGTAGATACGTAGGCAATGTAGTCCTCTTCATTCATTTTTGAAGCCAAGTCATTGTACTCGTCAGCAGCCGCTTGAATATTTGATGAGAAATCAATTGTAGCCATATCAAGTACCTCATCATCATCAGAAAGTGCAACAGCTATAAGTAGATGCTTGTTGTTAACTAACTCATCCCCCATGCTAAATGCTAACTGTTTCATCAGATCTTTTGGACCAAGTACAGTAGATCCTACGATAGATATTTTTTCAGGTAACTCTGGAATGTCTAAGTAATCTTCGGTGAAACCTTTACGACTTGCCTGCAAAGATTCATTGAAGATTATAGCAACCATTTCTTCATCACCCTTTTCTATGAATGATTTAGTACTTCGTATCAATAAGTTGGCTAGCCCAGCATTGTATGCTTTTACAGAGTCAATGCTTAAATACCCAAAGGCACGCTCACTGGCAGCCAACGATTCTGGAACATCACCATTACTTAGAAGAGCTGCCCCCATTACTGTAAGCATAATTGCTTTTTCTTTATGGGGTAAGTTCTTGAGCCTATCCTCATTGAGTTCCCACCACCTAAAGAAAGAAGAACGTATTCTACTTTCTGCAAAGTTACACAGGATTCTATCTCGTAGTTCTAGGGAGTCTAACAATGAACATACATCTTCTAGGTCCAACGTATGCTTAGAACAAAACATCTCATCTACAACTTGTAGATAGTATGTTTTGAGTGCTTCCGGATCAGTCTTGATTGTTGTAACTACCTGTTCCTTAGCCTCCGGAGTACTGAACAGTTTTTCTATTGATTGCGACATGTGTTCTCCTTAACAACTTGCCATTATAAATGCGTCAATATTATCTTGGATCCATTCGTCCGGTTCCGTTAGATAATATACTTCTAGTGGAGACATGTTGTATTTAGCAACCTCCTCCACCTTAACCACAAAGCTTATTGCATCTTCGTGTTTTTCAAAAGGGCCAATCATTGACTGACTGTCCTCATCATGAACTATGAACATCTTCATTCTCCTCTACGTATCCAATGTCTATATAATTTAGATCTTTGTCAAAACCAATAGGCTTGGCATCCCATAGCCTACCCCTACGTTTGCTACCGTAATCTGCCTTGCCTAAACCTGCACACTTTGTACACATGTGCATACGCTTCTGGGTGTGTGGAGCTGATTTACCGTGTAAGCAACGTGTATGGTTTTTATGTGGGCTTACTCGGCTATCCCAAAATGGAACCTCACACTCGTTCATTAAACGATGACGCTCAATGTTTTCTTCACAGTCACCCTCTAAACATAGACCTGGACCAGAGCAAAAACCTGACACTAAGCCGCAACCATCACAGGTCCTGCATCGCTTTATGTTAGGTGGACTAATTCCATCAGCTGGACTGCTGATGATTAGATTACCTTTTCTAATTAAAACTTGCACGCCGGGAACATATTTCATCCAAATCTTACGCATATATGGCCAATGGTTTCCTGTTGGAGTACCAACAACCGTTGTGCCATCAGAACGATAGATTACAAAATACTTTGTAGAATTTTGCCATCTAGCGGTGATACCTATCTGGTCGCTATCTATTCTCTCAAGGTACAGGTAGTCATACAGTGTGCGAGATTTTGCATTGTTTTCTCTAGCCCCAGCTAACCATCTAACTGCTGAGTCATAGTCTTTCACGCCTGAGCGTGATTTGTATTGATACTTTGGCATCTAGCCTCCTATAAAAATGCGGGCTACACCAAGGAGGGAAGTCCCTGATGTAGCCCGCAGTAATTAACTAGTGACGGCCCGCCATACGAATGGCGTTAGTTACTATTGGTTTAGTGAATGGAATCAAATCCGCAGCAGTTTCTACTATGCCGTGGATTTGAGTCTTATGGTAAAGCTCTTCAAGAGTACCGTTAGTCTGTTTTGCATAGTACTCCATTTCAGATGGAGTAGCAATCATAACAAGCACGGTAATAACACCTTTACCATTTAAACGTTCAATGATTTCATCGTTAACGTCTGTGTCAAACTGACCGTCGGTAATAATGAACATCATCTTAGTTTTGCGCTTACTGGATGCAAGTAATCGCTCTGCAGCAATCAATGCATTTTGGGGATCGGTACCACCACTGCCATAGATAAACGGTAGTTCAGTACGACTCGCTTTTTGATCGCGACCGTACACCAACTCAGTTTTACCATCAAAGGCATACACGGTTACAGGTACATCAATCTGTTCCATTGCTCGTTTAATAACCCACGATGCTTCGGAAGCACGCATGTCGTTATGGTTAGAGCACATAGAGCCTGAGCGATCGACAAGGAGTACTACTTCCATGTCTGTACCATCTCCACCCTCATCCCAACGATCGAATGCATCATCAATGTCACAACCTTTAATGACACGCTGAACATTTATACGTCCGGAGGGTTGTTCACGCTGCCAAGTAGGTTCCAGATCTTGTTTGATCCGTTCCAGTTCCCTAGAGAACCTACGAGCAGTTAGTAGAACATCATTGGGCACTTGAACGTTGCTGTACCTGCCGTAAGATAAGCTATCTTGATGCTTACCATCACCGCCGATAATAACACGCTGCTTAGCCTTAACATCCTGCAAGACATCCTTGCGAGAATAGATTTCATTCTCAATTTCAGCAATGATGTCTGCGATGTTTTCAGGGATACCGCCCGCGCTTTTAACGTGAGCATTGGCACCCGTTGTATGCGTTACTTCAGAACTAGGATCACGACGACGAAGGGCTTCTTCGGCGCTGATTTCATGCACTGAATCATCGGGAGCAACACGGCCAGGCGCATTGCCTGTGCCAGGAGTGTTGTTTGTGTTGGACGTATCTCCACCCTCAGTTGGGTTGTCTTTCGACTGTTCACCATCTGTTGGTTTAGATACGTTGTACACAGGCTCCTTTTGCCCAATACCACTGGCACGCTCAGAGTCTCTAATCTGAGCCTTGCCTGGTTCGGGACGGCCTTTACGACTGGGGTCACGATGCTCACAGTCATTGGGGCCACCCTTGGGCTTTGGGTTATTGCGGTTTTGCCCAAGAACATCTAGCACTTCAGTCTTGAAGCGTTCAATAAGCTCTTGTGCTTTTGCATAGTCTCTCGGGAATGCAAGTAACCGGTATTCATCTACAATCTCTGCAATGACCGGAATCAGTTCAGGTTTAATAAACTGATCTCGGAATGCAAGACGTAGTTCTAAGGGCAAATACTGACGGCCACGAATCGATAGGTAGTTAACCTGAAAAGACTCGGGGCTGTCAGCAAGCCAGCGGACAGTTGTCTTGGTTAGATACGGAACAATAGCAGGGTATCGACCAATCAATAAAGTCTCAATCCGTTGATCTTCCAGAATATTTGCTGCTGAAAGATAGCCGGATGTAAAGTCTTCTTGACTTCGAATCCACTGCATTAGTGTAGTACCTTTGCGTGGTGAGTACAAGTGATGGGCCAGCTCATGATAGTTGAGGCCAGTAATCTGCACCAACTCTTCAATGTCGAATTGCTCGATCATATCCGCGTTGATGTAGATGTCTTCGCCATCAGACCATGCAGGAGCATCGCCTTCGTTGACTACGTGAACTGTAACTGGGTCACCAGTAAGAACACGGTCAGCCTGCTCATACACACGACAAAGGGCATTTAGGCGTACCGCACGCTGCTGAGCATCTTCTGATGCGTCAGGGCGATTGTAGTACCCCGTATCCCCTAGTTTGTCGTCATACATCTTAACCTCCTAGATGTTGAAGATAGTTGGAGCAGTAACAGTATTAGTATTACTTGTCGGGCCGCCGACAAAATTATTTGTATCTGTTACTACGGGCGCTGTTGCATCTTCTACAACAGCTGTCTCAGCTTGCACAATATCAATGCCAAAATCAGGCTTGAGATTGTACTCGTGAGTTTGGAACACGAGACGTACAGATGCTTGCTCTTCGTAAGCAAAGTGAGCAATGAAGTTCTCAACTGCAAATTCATAGCCGAGTTCCTGTACTAAATCACCAAACTCAATCAACATGTTGGTTGCAATTGGTGTCTCGTACTGTCCCTTTGCTGCCTCAGTACGAAGCTGCTTAGCAAGTGCTAATAAGTTCTTAGACTTGACAAGTTTAGCCTCGACCTTATCATCGTAATCCCATTGGATTTGAATACCAAAGCGGTTACGCATTGCAGCATTTAGACCAGCAGTGCCGATGTAATCTGGATTCATCGTGGCAAAGATAGTTAAGTCTGGATGCGCATGCACTACCTCACCCTTGTGGTCAAGCAGCGTGATCATACGCTGACCAGTTAGCAATGTGAACAGAACGGTGTAAATCTTAGGTGAGATAAAGTTAAGCTCATCTAAGTTGAGTGCACCGCCATTACGTACAACATCAGTAACTGGGCCGTCAATCCATACAAAGTTACCTGCGCCTTCACTGATGATCTTACCGAACAAGTGACTAGGCTCAAGCGCAGCATTACCTGATACCTGAGCTAGACGCAAGCCGCGTGCAGCACACCATGCTTCGATTGATGTAGTCTTACCGGGACCGGTAGGACCGTAGATCAATACGTTACGATGATTAGCACGAGCATTGTCAAAGATAGCAAAATCTTCCTTGCCACTGATTGTGCGGTGAACGTAACGTTCTGCAAGCTCAATCGGTGGGACAGATGCTAGTGAGAAGTGACCAGCAGGTTCTAGCTCAGGAGCCGTTGGGGCTACTGGAGCTGCAACTCTATTGATAACCGGTGGAGCAACAACAGCCATCTGACGACGACCATCAATTACTCGGGCATGCAATAAGTCAGAGCCACTAGATACGCTTGCAAATAGCTCGCAGATAACTTCAATAGGATCACTATTGCTTGGTAGTTCTGCGCTCTTATGTGCATGTGTTGCCTTGGTGGTCAACACTGGTGAATAGCCCTTCTCACGAATTGCTTCTTCATCAGCATTGGTTACGTACACGCCAACTGGTTCTTTTGTAACCAATTCGGTTGGGTCGATATCACCAATCACGCCATCAAGATCAGATTCAGTCCACTTATTGCGTGGACCTTTCTGACCGTCAGTTACTCGTGAGTAAAGGCGGACATCATTACCAACTGGTACGATTAACACCTGGCGACGGTCATTACCCATCGATTCAGTGTAGGACTCGATAAAAACGGAAATACCCATTTTTATTTCTCTCTCTTTCTGTTGTTGTTGTTTAAATCTCGAACCATTTTGGTTCGGGATCGTCTTTCCTTTTGAACATCTCGTGCATTTTGTGAGCAATGTTATACATTAAGAACGCTTGCTCGTATGCTATGACCTTTTCTTTAGGCCATTGAGTGATCATTTCAAACAGAAGATCATCTTCTTCTGCCTGGTCTATAACCGCTACCGAGAACTCTGCCAGATCGTCTATTTCTTCATCTGACAGAGGTTCGTTTAACGGTTCATCCATTGGATCGAACATGCTACCTCCAGCATTTTGTTAATTGAAAAACCCCGTACTAGCTCCAGCACGGTTCTAGTACGGGGTTGTAAAGAAAGAGTTATTTCTGAATTCAGCGTGAACCCAATCCATTCGCTCAGACAGCCTGTCCAGCAGACACGCTCTCATACCCTAGAATTCAAAAAATATGCTTTGAGATGTAGTTATCTCCGAATTGAATTCCCGGTAGTATTGAAACATATGCTGCCACCACCTACTGCCACTCTTGCCTCGCCATCACGGGGTTCTCATGCCATTGAGAACCTTGCGCTAGACTACGGTGAATGATACCAGAATAGAAGCCTACTCTTTCTTTCCGACAGGCAAATACGTACCCTTGAACCCCTTTGGGGCGGATATGTAAATGGACCTCCTGCCAAATCTATGTGTGTGAGCGCGGTTTGTTTGTGTTGGCCGCACTCACTTGCGAAGACGCAAGGGAGCTATGTCAAAGTCCTCGTCTTCTTCGCTTAGCACGCCTTGGTCAATCAAATCATTGATTAACTTTTTTGTGGCAACCATAGCGTCAATACGTACATTGAGAAGAAGAACATACGTAGCTGTATCTTCCCATGTATATACGTAAAATGGGTCTAGATCAATATACGAGAGTGGGGCCCTGTTGCCGTCAACAAATCTAAAGTTATCTTTGTCTTGTCCGGCATCATCCCATCTCATATCGTTTGGTATTAATGATTCTGACATAGCGTCTCCTTGCTTAAACTATATACACACCGGTTGTGTAAATAGTAGTGGGGCGTGTGGGACTTGAACCCACGACGGGCAGATTATGAGTCTGCTGCTCTAACCAACTGAGCTAACGCCCCTAACCCTACACGAAATGCTTCATAGTTGAGTTCATCACCGACAGTATGCATTGTGTAGGGATTTTACGTGGAAGTTTGGTATCGTGGTCGCCCGCAAGGGTTGGACAGTATTACCGGTTGTCACGTAAAATTTTGTTTAATCAACCCACGACAAAGTAAGAGGTTGATCTAAGTCGTATACAACCTCGTTTTCGTGGTATTTGCGAAGCTCTATCTTGCTACCACGATCAATGATCGAGTAGAGAGAAGGTTCAGCATCTGGATCAATTAGTCTCAGCGCAGCACGTAATCCATGTGATGTACCGCGGTGATAATCAGACAAGCCTAGGCTTGCATCTTCAAACTCAGCCAAGTCAGCCAACTCAATGAGTCCAACTAACCGGTCTGAAATCTTTTTGATCTTGAGCTTCTTGAGCTTCTTATTGGATTTTTTACCCAATTTACTTACCTCCCTTTTTCTTAGGTTCGACTGGTCGTCTTTTATTGGCGACCACTAACGATAGGACAATCTTTTTGTCCATAAGCACCCCTTTACTATGCTAGTGAGCAGTTTATACACATGCTCAGGTGTTACCTATACTTCGACATCCTTTGGTGATAGGTAACCAGTCAGTCTTTTATAGTCATCCTTAGGACTATGCTTATTAAGTGCGGAATCGATTGGTACTTTCGCGCCCCGTCCGACGTTGGGTTGGGTTTTTACGGCCAACCTGCAACTCTAACTCGCCTATTCATCATCATGGTATACCTAGTAAACTTTCACAACTAGTAGTGACACCGGTGATCGCTCTCCTATAAGCAAAACTAATGAGCCAGTTTATAGTCATGGCTCAGGACTCTTATTAGGAACGGAATCGTTGTAGGCTTTCGACGTAGCCGGGCACGTTGTGGAGGGTAAAACCATTGCACATATACCACGGTCTAGCTACTTGCTCGCGTTTCCAGCATGCTCGTTGTTAGTTTTACCCGTAAGAACAGAGGCACTACGTAATCGCTCCCCTATAAGTCTGTGCAGTTTAGAGACATGCAGGTCATCAGCTTTTGATTACTTGAGCGCCTAATCAAGTTGCCTCCGTTATTTATACTCGCTGAGGCTCATGCCCTAGCATTTGTACGAGTCTTCTACCGTTCGACATTGCGGCTACTAGGCGAAGTTTTTAATGTATTTTGTTATAGTTTGTATATTTAATTGGGGTTGGATTAGTTTCATCAATCATAATCAAACTATTACCATTACGAAGTAAGTCCATAGTTGGACCATCAAGCCACGTAAGGTCTTCAATTGGCACGTAATGTTCCTTATCCCACTTAGCAGCGTACCTTTTGCTGGTAGTGTAACGGAATACACGGTAATTGATTTTTATCTTAAAAAGGAAATCTTTCATTAGTCCTCCAACTGTTTTAGTAGTTTTTCTTTTCTGTCACAAATTACATCGTGCAAAGGGTAAAATACCCACACGAATGGTCGTCGCCACCAAATGGTATACCACTTGTATTTGTTATACAGTCTGCATAGCAAGGGCGTCTTCCGTATCATCACTTACCTCCTAGTAACATTTGCACTTCTTTTTAGTGCAACCCTCATAAATGTATGCGAAGCACTGTTCTTGCCTCCATTTATGGGAGAGTTTAAATAAAAACTCTTCAATGTTAGGCAAAGTAGTGTTGTTAAACTCCACAACTTTGACATAGAACCAAAAAACAATTTTGTAGAGCCACATAATTTAGTCCCCCAACTGTTCGTTGATCCATTGCTTATTTTCACGACGCTCACGACGGTGAGTGCGCTTCTTTATTTTCTTTATTTCACCAGATCTCCAGATGAACATGTTACGCCATTTGGTGTAAGCATCCTGCTCATCCCCTGTTTTGATTAGGCGTTTCATAGCTTTCACCCGTTTCTTTTTCATATTCGGCAATCATCTGATCTATAAGATCAGAAATGTCTGCATCTGCAGGAATCTGAACAATCCTGCCCTCAGCACGTGCCTTTTCTATTTCTTTATCTGCCGGTGATCCTGGGGTTACTATACAACCCATCAGTTTTCCTCTCCTGGTTGTCTAAACTGAGATAAGTCCATGCCCATTTCAAGGGCTAACTTATCACCAATTGGGTTTTCACTCGGTGGCACTTCTATAATGCGTCCGCCATACTTCCATGCAATAGTCATAAGAAAACAGCAAAGCACAAATAAAAACACCTCAATTACATCAGTCTTCGTCATCTAACTCTCCGTTCTTCTTGCGATTATGTGGTCGCGGTGGTACTGCAACCACGGGTTGAGCAAACCTAGCACGACGTTCTTCAGTCGTGCGAAGTTCTTTACCATTACGCTCATTAATACAAGCAAAACATACGCAATCTTGCGCATCCTGTATTTTAAGCACCATCATCTTACTGTCAGATACGATAGGGTCTAGAAGTTTTCTATTCCCTACCATATGCTTGACGTAAGTATGGCCTTTCATCCTGTACCATATTTCGTATTTATGGTTACTAACCATGATCTTACTCATATGCTCTCCTTAACTTCTTCCTGATGACTTACCGCCACGTAATGCGGGGTCGGACTTATGTACAAGGGTAAAACCTTGCTTTGGGACTAGCATGATACGGTAATCAGCCGCCCAATCTCTGTCGTGCTGAGCAATACAACCCTCGGACATACAATAGTTCTTGCCGAGTTCTACACGCTCAGGAGCGACTGGTTGGTTGCAATAGAGACAATTCATGTTCTCTTATCCTCATTCCTGCTTCAACTAATAGGTCAGCACTGTCAAACAATAGCGCTTGGCACACGGAGCTGATTATCTCAGAAGATGGTTCTTTGACACCCCGCTCTATTTCTGATAAATAGCCAAGAGCAATGCCAGCATTCTGAGCGACTTCTCGCATAGACAACTTGCTTTGTTCCCGCTGTTCTCTCAGAATTTGACCAACAGCATCCCTAATTAATAGGTTATTCTTCATGTTTCTCTCTTTTCTAGGTTTCAACGGGAAACCCGCAAAACCCACATCTACGCACATAGATATGGGCAATGCGCACTACCTGTTAAAGTAATTCGAACTTGTCAACAGTAGGCTTTGGGCCATTTTCAGTTGACCATAGTGCGTGATGACTAGCAAGTATTTCTAATGCTCTGTCGTATGAATGGCACTCAAAGGTGTATGAAGTGCCGTTCACTGTCAAAACTAGTGAATTGAACCGCTCATTGCGCTTGTACGCAATAAGGTCGGTTAGTTCCCTAATCTGACGGTGAAGTCTTCCACGATCACGGTCTGACGCACTAAGCATGAATCCAAGTGCTGCACACATGCTCATTAGTAGTAATACGAATAGCCACATGGCTATCTCCTCTCGTTTAAGTGAGTTTGAGTAAACTCCTCGGGGATACATTCACGCTAGTAGATGTATCCCCTGGGTGCTACTCAATAACACCTATCTTTTCTTTCATTTGCTCCTTATGTAACGCTAGGACTTGTCGAAGTTCAACGAGTTTGTCCCAGCAAGGACGACAACGCCAACCGTTCTCGATTCCTGCTTTGGACGCTAGTGAGTCTTCATATAGCTCTACTTGCGTAGCACGACATCGAGTGCAGTTACCCTGTCTTGAATCACCAAATACCACAGGGTTATCCTTTCTATGGTGTCTAATGACTTCCCACCGAAATTTTCGGGGGAAACTTACGGGTGCACAAAGGCACACCCCTAGTGTGGGTAGAAAAAAAGAAATAAAAAAAAAGGGCTACCACCCTAATGGATGATAGCCCTTTTTGGTTAGGCGTGGCAGTCGCACTCGCAAGGACCACACACGTGCTCACCTGCGGTGTGGCACTTATCACCACAGGCTAAAGCAACGTGCCCAGTCTTGCAAGGGCAATTGTCCACTGCTCTCATTAGTTGGATCTTGAGACCCTCACCAATGACAGCACCTAATGTGTATGTCAATGTCTTTGACATGGTTTCTCCTCTCTGCAGAGAAAACTAAAAAAAGGCGGGGGAACTAAAAGGCTGTACAACCTAATAGTTCCCCACACCCTGATAGAGAGATACCGTAGACCTATGCCAACGATAGCCGAGTGTATTCTCCCCTATCCACACCAGTGCACTGGCTGGGAGTTTCCCTGTGGACAGATAAAGGGGATTGGAGTATCACTATCATTCTCCCACATCGTGCCCCCCTGTGGAATTGAACCACAGTAGTGAAGCCTTACACTTTAGGGGCTTGTTGGGAACTACCTGATAACAGATAGCCCCCACACTGTATAGCCTGGTTGCACTCTCAATGACCATAGTCATAGAGAAGCAGTAGCCCAGCCTTTCTTCTGTGACGAGCGAGGGGTGTCCCACACTAATCACAAAAAAAAGGCTGGAACACCGAAATGTCCCAGCCTTTTTCTCTCCCTTGCGGGTTACGACTTGATAGCCGCTAGGATTGCATCTGCAATCTTTTGCGCACGAGCCTTGTCAGACTCGGTGTGAACGCCACGAGTGACGAACTCAAGTTCTGCTTCCATACGAAGCAACGCAGATGTTGAAGTCTGCTTGAGTGATGCTCGAATGTCGGCATTTTCCTGAGTCTTAGCCTTTTTATCGGCTAAGTCACGAACCAATGCGTCATAACCCGCACTGACCTTTTGCTTGAAGGCTAGTGGGCCGGCAGCACCTACTAGGAATGCAGACGCGAAGTCTACACATTCCTGAGCGGTAGCGTCATCTTCCAACTGATTGAACGCCCAAGCAGACCACATAAGAAGGGTGGCGCTACGAGCGACTGACTTCTTACCCATAACGGCAAGGCGGTCAGACAGTCTTCCAGTAACCTGAGTAATCCACTGTTCACCCTGACCAGCAATAACGCTAGCAATACGAGGTACAGCAACGACAATACCAAGACCGAGGACCTCAATAATGAGTTCCGCAGTTACTAGGTCTGCGTTAGTAGCGGTAGGGTTCACAACAGGTGCTGCTCCCTCTGTCTTTAAAGATGTGTTAGCCACGGCTAAACTCCTTTGTGACAACTACGCGCACAGTGTGTGAGCGTATGGTGATACGGACTGGACTTGAACCAGCCCGTACCGAGAGAGAGGTTATTGTGTGTTCTGGTGTAATGTAGAGACGGAACAGTTGTTCGGTCATACCCCCTGCCCAGTTATTTTTGGACAGCAAAAAGGGCAGACTATTCCTAGCCTACCCAGAACAAGTTTTTCAACTTCGTAGTTGATAATAATTATTTATTACCCCCCCACCGTTAAATAACAATTTTTTATCATATTGGCCAGGTGAGACAAGTTACCAGGACCTTTTGGGCTGTACAGTGGCCCAATCTATGATCATAGAATGCACGGAGCACATTTTGCGGGTAGCTCAAATTTTTCAGGGTTTAGGCGTTTTTAGGCAGTGGCTACTTTAAGATAGGTGTATGAATCCTGAAAACCCACAGTTTCGGAAACCAACTGAAGCAGAAACCATCGCAAAGATGTATTTGGATGTAAATGGTGGGAATTGCCCTGAAGGACATGATCCACATGACTTATCTAAGCAACCTGAGGGCGGTTGTAATAAGTGTGTTGGTATGAACCAACTTCACCATCTTGCGGGTAACCATAGCGATTCTGTGTATTTAGATACATGTCCAGAGTGCAGAAAAGAGTTGTACAAGTAATGTCAAAGATACTAGATAAAGGCAATGGCGGGTTTCGGCCATTCAAGCGTTCAGATAAAGAAGCCGTAGAAGGCAGCATGGCGGATGGCTCTCATCCTTCATGTAAGAACTGCTCCCCATGCCCGGATTGCAAGGGGCAGTCCAACTACAGGACAGATCCGTGTGAGACGTGTAACAGCACTCATTTCATACCTAATAGAGACTTCTACGGATAATCCCTGGTGTGACTCTACAATACCCAGCCGCGATGGCGTTAAGGTTGTAAAAAAGATATGAACCCTGAAAATCCTCAATTTGATGAAGTGTCTGCTCGCAGAGTAAAAAAAGAGCATGACAACGGTGAGCATGAGTTTCATGGCCCCGCATTCCTAAATGCCCCCAAAGAGCATCAGGACGCTATGATGGCTAAAATTAACAGCTGCCCACACTGCAAGGCAGAGAATGAGGAAAACGCCTCAGAGGGCTCTACAGAGGCTCCTATGGCCACTGTGACTAAATTACCCACTCCATCCTTTGGTAAACAACTATTTAACACTGTTAAAGGGTTAAACCTTGCAGTTATGCACGGCATAGGTGATCACGAGTACAAAGATGGTAAAAACAGAGAAGCAGGGTTTAATAAAGATTGTCCCGTTTGTAACGGAACATTTTGGGAATAGTTTAAACAGTCCGTTGACTAGTTTTTAGTAATAATAAAGTAAGTCCAATTAGATAAGGAAAAGTAATGGCGGCACAAAACCCATTCAGTTTTGATGAAGATGATGATTTTAACAGCTTCACTCCTAGCAGTTCTCCGGAAGATAGAGGCGAGCATAAAGGTCGTAAAGTTCGCGCACGTGTAGCAGACTTTGTTGGGGGTGGCAGCGCCTACTCAGGTGACAAGCCAGCTAAAGAACCAAAGCCAGCTAAAGCGCCTCTGCGTGACCGTATTGCAGGTAAGATTGCGTCTAAGCCCAAAGATTCAGGCGAGGCTGCTAAACCGCCTCATGATCATGACTTTGACTGCGCTAACAACCCCTTCTGCGATAAGTAAGGATTTAAATAATGGCTAACATGAGAACAAAAGCAAGAGTTATAAAGAGCAAGGTAAAAAAGGCTGTAAAAGGTTTAGAGCCTATTAATACACTTAGTACAGATGATTCAGGCAATACTAAATCTTCATGGACTCTTCGTAAGAATATTCCAAATGATGACCAACCAGGTACAGGTCCAGGTAAAAGAGGCGTAACTAACTGGGAAACTCATATGAATGAAAAGCAATATGACCCTAATAGTTCGTTTGGCGGTAAGCAACCCAAATCAGAGGGTCGCCGTGTTGCCCCCGAGAGCAATCTTTCAAGGCACGATGCTAATATGGCTAACGCAGCTCGAAGTCGTAGTGACCATTTTAATGTTGGTCAGTCAGAAGGTAAGTAACCATGGCAAAAAAAGCAAATAAATTTGTACCTAAGTATGTACCGTACGAATTGCAGCTAGAAAAGCATCCTGAAAAAGTAGATAGCTCTGGACTTACAAATAAAAATATAGCTCCTCGCCTTTCTGGAGAAGCTAGAGACTTTGACCCTACACAGGGCTCTAATGATGTAAACAACGCAGTAGATGAAAAAGGTAACGCTGTTCCTGATATCCTTAAAAAAGGTCTTGCTCGTGGTTTAGAGGTTAGGGCTAGTAAAAAAGCTGCTGCCGCGGCAGCAGCTGAAAAAGAAGGTGTTCCAGTTACTGAAGAAGAAGGAAAAATAGCTGCAGAAGCTTTTGCTCCTAAAGATAGCCCCAAAGTAATTGACAAGATGGTAACAAGGCGTAAAAGTGAAAAGCCTCGTCCATTTGTTGGTTCTAAAGACAAAGAAGACTTTGTCACTCGTTCAAGAGACCTAAACCCAGACGCTTCTGAGGGAGGTCGCGTAGTTAATACTGCGTACGAACAGGGAGATATTGACGCTAGCGCTGCTACTACAGCTTTTGTAGACTACCCGGATACATTTGAAGAACTTCGCCGCTCAGCAACTAACCCAGGCGCTGGTCGTACTATTGGAGATATTCAAGAAGATTATAAAACACATGGAGATACCTTTGAAACTTCAGGTGCTGACGTAGCCAAAGCGCGTCATATGAATCCTCGCGCTGGTAATCCAACTGATGTTCCAAACCGTGCAAATGCTAGCAATCGCACAATTAGCATTGCTACTCCAAACAACCCTACAGAATCGACAATGTAATGGAACTTAATAGAGTAACTGCATTAACCACTATCATAATCGGTATATGTATTTTTGCTGCAGCTGCTTGGGGTATACACCTAATAAGAAGCGAAGAAAAAAAAGAAAAAGAAGAATTAGCACGTATTGCAGCAAAACCGCCTGTTAAGACGGCAGTAGCTAAAAAAGCAGTGCCAGTAGCTAAAAAAGCAGTTAAGAAAGCTCCAGTTAAGAAATCAGCGGTTAAAGTTGCTGAAAAGAAAGCTGCTGCTAAGCGTAGTCCTAAAAAAGAAAAATAAATAAATTATGAATTTCTTAAAACAAATGGGTCTTAAGAATACAATTAATGATTTAAAACCTAACGACTGGCATTCAGACGATAGAACCTCTTTACTAACTGCAAACCCTGAGCACGATAGTATGAGCCGTTCAAGCCATTTTACAGATGGCATGAATAAATCTCGTAGCTAAAGTATACTTATAGAATTCCCTGGGCTTAGTCATTAGGGATCCGAGCAAGCGCGAAGACGTTGCCCAAAGCGCCCTCCCAAACTTTATAGGAAGATCATGCCAAAGCCAGGGGATTATGGGTGCGTAAGCACTAATGGGCGTATAGGCAGGATAATTCGCCTATTTTTAAGAAGTAAAGTTAACCACGTCTTTATTTACATAGGTGGGGGCAAAATCATAGAAGCTAGGCCTTCTGGCGCAGCTGTATCCGATATTCACTACTCAAGCATAACTTGGAGTACTGAAAAACTTACCCAACGCCAAAGAACTAAGATATCTGTTTCTGCAGCCCTTCTTGTAGGCACTCCGTACGGCTTTTTAGATATTTTCTTTTTGTGGTTAAAAACTTTGGGAGTTACCCTACCTTATGTATCCAACTGGGTACTAAGAGATGATAGGATGATTTGTTCCCAACTAGTGGCACACTGCTATGCAAAAGCAGGTATAACACTAGTTGACAAGCCAGAGAATGAAGTAACCCCTAAGGATCTATACGAAAGGGCAAGAGATGCCATTTAAGTCACAAGCACAGCGTAAGTGGATGTATGCCCATGATCCTAAGATGGCAAGGCAGTGGCAAGAACATACACCAAAAGATGCAAAATTACCGGAAAAGGTAAAGAAAACAAAGAAAAAATGAGCATATTAATAATGTGGGCACTTTTGTGCCTTTGGGCTTTTATGTCCTATCGCGGCAAATAATAGCCAAATTTGTGTTACCCTAGAGGTAATGCAATTCAAGATCAAAGCATTGGTCCCCGCTGCTGCGCTTCTTGCAGGTTTAATACTTGCACCGCTACCAGCAGCCCAGGCCCAATCTGAGAACGCGATACAAGCAGGGATACCCGCCAAAAATAGTAGATGCATTAATCATGCGTCTCGTTCTTCCGCAAGAGTGCCATTTGCATCTCCCGCTTTTAACAAGCGGTATGCATCTTGCCGAATGCAGGAGAAATATAAATGGGGATCAAAAGAGTACGGTTGTTTAGTAACCATGTGGAGCCGCGAAAGCGGTTGGCGTGTGGATGCTCACAATCGCTCTTCAGGTGCCCATGGTATACCCCAATCCCTTCCCGGGAACAAAATGGCAAGTGCCGGACCTAACTGGTATACAAACCCGTTTACGCAAGTAGACTGGGGATTAAAGTATATTAAGAGTCGGTATGGCACTCCATGTAACGCCTGGGGATTTTGGCAAAGTCACCATTGGTACTAATATAAAGCACAGGGTCTGGACAACTCTCCAGACCCTGTGTTACTATCTAGTGTTGTTACGTAACAACCAATACAATAAGGAATAACATGAAAAAGATTATTATAGTTGCTGCAGCTGCTATTTTACTAGGGATTGGTCTAGCATCTTGTGGCTCTTCCAACACAAACAATGATGCGACAAGTGTTTCTACTCCAGCACCTATTGATACCTATGTACCGCCTACACCTAAAGAGCAATTTTTATCTGATATTAATTCACTCAACGATCCAATAATTGCTCAGACCGCAGACTCTGAACTTTGGTCTCTTGCAACTAGCACTTGTGATGCTTTAAACCAGGGCAATTCGGTAACTGATTTGATTACATATTTAGCTAACAGTGGGGCTATGACTAACGATAACGCAACTTCAATTGGGGAAATAATTGGAGCTGCGGTTAAAGACGTATGCCCATCCCATATGCAGGAAGTTCAAGACTACATTAATGCAAACGCTAGTTAGGTAAGAATTCCCCCTTAGCTCAACGGCAGAGCACAGAGCTGTTAACTCTGGGGTTGGTGGTTCGAATCCATCAGGGGGAGCGATAAACGTTTTATAGATACAAATGTTTATTAATAAGAGAGAATAAAAACACAAACTCATAGGAGAAAAAAATGGCATTGCCAATTAAAAATGGACACATTGGAACACCTTACGGTAAACCAGGTGCTATATGGATGGCAGGACACCACCAAGGCGTAGACTTCCCTACCCCTGTTGGAACACCTGTACTCGCGGCAGCAGATGGAACTGTTATTGGCGTTGGACAGTGTTGGGGACCTAACTTTGGTAACCATCAGGTCATTGTTAAGCATGTAGTTGAAAAGCGTGCTTTTTACACAATTTACGCACATTGTTCGTCTGACTTTGTAAAAGTCGGAGACGAAGTAAAGAAGGGCCAAAAGATTGCTCTATCTGGTGCTGAAGGTCACGTAACTGGGCCGCACCTACACTTTGAAGCCCACACCGTATCTCATTGGGATACTAAGACCGATGTAAACCCACAACCATTGCTCGACGCATAACTTAATAAACTTCACCCTGCGAGGGCAGGAGAGATAGCGATGATCGTTATTAAAGAAGTGGTCACCAAAGAGCGCTGTGACTCCTGCCCCGCACGTGGTACTTTTAGAATTACCCTAAAAACAGGGAAACTATACTTTTGTACGCATCACTTTAACGAACACAAAGATGCCTTAAATAAACTATAATTAAACCAGATTTATTATCTCATCCATAGGAAGATAGCTATATGTTAATGAACAATAACCAAAATGGGTCATTTAAACCGGGCGGATACTACGGAAGAAAAATGCGTAGAAACGCAGGCCGCGGTAGTTATGACTACACAGGTAACTGGAATCCTTTTAAAGCTGCTAGTAAAGCGCTTGGTATGTTTAATACCGCAGATATGCAATTAAGAAATAATCTTCGAGTAGGGCTTATGAAGGGCATGGTTTCTGCTGAAGCAGCAAAAATGAAAACTGCGGCACAAGGCGAAGCCAGCGTAGATTTCTGGGAAAACTTAAATAAAGCACACTCAGGTATACAAGAAAACGATCCAAGAATGGGCCCTATCACATCTGCTACACCGGGTGGAAAAGTTACCACATCTGGTCAGGCAAACATTATTGCAGCAGAAGAAAAGAATAAAAGACTTAAAGACAAAGCTAAAGATCGTGCTGATGAGCCAAAGCCTGGTACTTCACAATCTGGCACTGGTACTCCGCCACCTGACACTAGTAAAAGAAAAGATTCTACAGTGGCTCAGGATCTTGGTACTACCGATGAAGACGGCGTTTATTCTGTAACCGTAAAAACTCCCGCACCACAAGCCGGTGGTGGAACTCCAAGACCTGTAAGAAACTTTCCTACTTTTACTCCTACAGAAGCTGAAGCTCCTAAAACTGATACCGAAGGTAAAGTAGGTAAAGCTGGCGGGGATGCACCACTAGGACCAATGGTACCTATGGGACCGATAGATCCGTTGCACGAAGAAGACGACAAAGTAGTTAATAAAAAAAATAAAGCAGCTGCTCGTCCAGATGACGAAGCCTAGTATTAATAAACGATAAGGTAAAACATGTCAAACGTTGAAGATAATTTTAGTGATGTAAGTGCGGCTCCGTCCGCTCCAGCACCTAAAGCTCCAGCACGTAGTGCTGTAATGAAGGCCGCAGATGCGATGGAACCTTACATGGACGCAACAGCGGCAAATATTTCTGAAATTGACCGAAAACAAGATGAGGCTTTAGCTGAAAATAATAGAAGAATGCGAGATCTTAAGCTCCACGAGGGTGCTTATACCGCTGCGGATATTCCGTCTCCTCGCGGTGGTCGTGCAGGATTCCCAGCTTCTACTCCAATAAGTGGTGGAGAAATGTCCCGCCGTCTTGAAAGAGAGTCTAAAGGTGACACTGAAGCCTGGAAAGGTGGGGCTTCCCGTGTTGATGAGCATTTAGATGAGCCCGAGCGTAGAGCTCTAGAAGCTCGCAATAAAGACTTGGCCGAAACCCACAGAAAAGGTGTAAACCTTCGGGTTGGTAAAGCAAGAATGAATGCAGTACGAGATTCATTTTTACGCCATGAAGCAGATCATGCAAAGGCAAATGCTAGCGGAGGAACAAATATTGCAGCTTGTGGAAATAGCGACTGTGCAGATAGACGCGCTCAACTAAAGGGTGTTGGAGCAGAGTATACATTGCCTAACTTTATGGAGCATCATGGTGGTGAAGGAACTCTTATTGGTGAAGCTGCACAAAATGCGGAAGATGCTGAGCGTGCTCATCCAAGAAACGAAGAGCCTGCCCCAATTAGCCCAGAGCATTGGCACAATGACCGAAACTGCCAGTACTGGACTCGACTATACCAACTTGCAGATATGACTTCTGATGATAAAGTAACTGTTTCTCCCCACGAAGTTAAATCTTTTATTTCTCAAGCTTCTGGAAGAACTACAAGAGTTGGAGCTAGCAAGGGCGGTGTCGGAGGACGCGTTGTTGGAGTTAAAAAAGAGTCTCTTGCAGCAGATCAACCATGGTTCTGGAATGCAGGCCATACTTCTACCGTAGAGGCGTCTAAAGGTCCTTGGGGACTAATGAGACAGGCACTTAATAAAATTCGCCTACATGATAAAGAGCATGCAGACGTAGATGCATCAACTCTTAAGTACAGAACTCCTGAAGCTAAAGCTGCAAGAAAAGCGGAAATTACAGGCGCAAGAGACCATGCAATTAAGATTGCAGATCAAGTTAAGTCTGCTATTCAAGCACATGCACTTGCGCTTCGTGCATCAAAGAAAAGTGGCGCAGCAGATAGCGCTGCGGCAGTTTCGGCAACTGGGGCAGTACTCCGCGAATCTATAGGTAAGGGTGAAACTCGTGCTAAGGGAAGCGCTTCTGGCACAATAGCAGATGATTTAGCCGCTAATGGTGATCAGACTGCTAAGGATTCTGGAACAATTACTGATGCTGGAAGACTTGTACCAAAAGCTCGAGTAGGCCTTAAAAAAGATAGCCCAACCGCGGAATAAATTATGAGTAGAAGTTTTAAAGACTTCCAAAACGCTAAAACTGACCGTTATCCTAAGAGAAAAAAGAATCTTAGGCACAACGGCAGAGAAGCCTATAATTTCTTTTCTGAGATTGATGAAGAAGACTACACGCCTAAAAGTGAAGAAAACTCTAGTATTTTTACCTATCGTAGCGTAGGTAGAGGTGTTCAAGGAGAATCAAGTAACTAATGCCTAGAAGTAAAGCCCAATTTAAGCGGGGGAGCTCTATACTTCCTAAACTTACACAACCAGTAGCATTTAAGAATAAGTTCCCTACGCACTGCGATACCTGTGGAACTAAGCAGGGTATTGGTCAAGTAATGATGTCCGCAGATCCTGGGGACAAAAAATGGACTGCAGAATGCGATCAGTGTGCTACTATAAAAGAAGCTGCTCAAGAGCAGTCTGATAAAGAATGGAATAGCGTACCAGCTATGCGCATTCCAGAAGATTATGATGGAGATTATCATGGCCGCCGGTAAGAATGAAGATCATAAAGGCGCTAAGTCTTATACTTTAGGCCCATATAAAGGCAGTGATGCTAATGGTGGGCGTGCTATCTATGTTAAGAAATATAAAGGCAAAGATGGCAAATGGCATACAACTTCTGAAAATAAAGCTCGTAAAGACTATGAAGATAAGAACGGCAAAGTCGGTAAGGGTAAAGAAGTTGACCATAAGGATAATAATAAGAAAAATGACTCGAAGAGCAATCTTCGTGTAATATCAAAGAGTGATAACGTCGCTAAAGAAAACAAGCGCCGTGCTACTAAGAAAAAGTAAAGGAATATAAATGCATAAAATTCTAACCTGGTTAGCAACTAACCCGCTTGCTACCGCAGTAAAAATTGGTGCTGGTGCAGCACTAAGTTGGGTTCTAGAAAATATTGGGTCTTTCAATTTTGCCCCAGCTACCTCAGCGGTAGTTATTGCAGCTACAACAGTGGCTATTAATGCTCTTAATCCAGCTGATAAGCGCTATGGTGTAGGGAAGTAATATAATGGGTGAATCTGCAGCATGGCAGCGTAAAGAGGGTAAAAACCCTAAAGGTGGTCTAAACGCCAAAGGTCGTGCTTCAGCAAAAGCTGAAGGTCATAATCTTAAAGCACCAGTAAAATCTGGAGATAATCCACGTCGTGCGTCTTTCTTAGCACGTATGGGTGGAATGCCAGGACCAGAATACGATAAAGATGGTAAGCCAACCCGCTTGTTACTTTCATTGCAGGCTTGGGGCGCTTCAAGCAAAGCTGACGCTAAAAAGAAAGCAGCAGCTATTTCTAAGCGCAATGAGTCAAAAAAGAAGACAAAATAATGGCTGAAAAGAAAAAGCCAGCAAAGGCTAAATCTAAAGTTAATGAAGCTGGTAATTACACCAAGCCGGCATTACGTGCGTCTTTGTTTAAAAAAATTAAGGCTGGCACAAAAGGCGGAGATGCAGGCCAATGGTCAGCACGTAAAGCACAGCTTCTTGCATCTGAATACAAGAAAGCTGGCGGAGGATACAAAGACTAATGGCTAAGGCAAAACCTCAAAAGTCTCTAGATAAATGGACTAAAGAAAAATGGCGTACTTCAGATGGTAGCCCGTCTGAGGGTAAAAAACGCTATTTACCAGATAAAGCTTGGGACTCGCTTAGCGCTAAAGAAAAAGCTGCTACTAACAAAGCTAAAGCTGCTGGGGATAAAAAAGGTAAGCAATACGTAGATCAGCCTAAAAAGATTGCTAAGAAGACCGCAAAGTACAGGAGTAAGTAATGAGTAAATTACCTGAAGAGTTAAAAGAACTTTTGGCTGATGTTACTGTCTTTTACTTCCGTACCCACGGTTATCATTGGAATGTTGAGGGCGAAGATTTTGCCGCTTACCATGAATTATTTGAAAATATCTACGAAGATGTGTATAGTAGTATAGATCCAATTGCGGAAAATATTCGTAAGTTAGACGAGTACGCTCCGTTCAAATTAGATACACTAATAAAGTTGGCCTCGCTAGAAGATAGCAAGGTTCCGACCAAACCGGTGGCAATGGCAAAAGATTTGCTTAGTGCCAACGGTGAGGTAATCGAAAAACTAAAATCGGTTTTTCATACCGCTAATGATGCTGACGAGCAAGGAATTGCTAACTTCATCGCGGAGAGAATTGACATGCATCAGAAATGGGCATGGCAACTCAAGGCTAGCACAAAATAACCCTCTAGAGAAAAAGGTAATGATCAAATGTCATTAAATCTTGACGCCGGTGCATTCGTTGTATCCGGAAATATTGCAAGTCCTTCTGCAGGTACAACTGTACTTATCCAGAATACGCCTTGTGAACTAGATGTTGCAGGTTTCCAGTTGTACGCAGGTACCGTTGGCACAACCCCATCATCATTCAACATTAAGGTAACTCCTCCAACTGTAGCTCCAGTCTACGCACGTACCTACAATTACAACTACGCAACTGCTAAGAATGTAGCAGTTTCAAACATTGCAACTGATGGTACAACCCTAACCTTCACAACTGCTGCAGCACACAGCTTGAACACCGGCGATGTAATTTCCGTAACTGGTTCAACTCTTCCTGCTTGGAACCTGAAGGATGCTGTTGTTGCATCTGCAACTCCTGGTACAACCACTTTCACAGTTAAGTACCCAGAAGCTACCGCAACTTCAATCCACGCAACTGGTGTTCTATCAGTACCTTACGCTAACATGTCAAACAATGGTTCAGGTGTTGGTACTTTCCAGACTTCTACCAATCATGGCTTGAAGACTGGCGATAAGGTAACTATCACTGGTATTTCAACCGCTACTGGCTACAACATCACAAACCAGGCTGTAACTGTAACTGGTGGAAACACCTTCACAGCTGCTGTATCAGGAACCCTAACCGGTGGTTCAGGTACCGGTGCAGTAGTCGTGACCGTTGTGGCAAGCTCAATTAGCCCAATTGTTGTTACAAAGGGTAAGGTTGTAGACGCTGTTCAGCTAGTAACCGACGTTACCGATTACAATGTATCTCCTGATTTTACTCAGGGTACTGCGTACTACGGATACGTTTCTGACCAGGTTCTTCCGATCAACGCTAAGGGTGTAACCTTTGGTGCTGCTACCGCTCTTGGTAACGCAGATGCTCGTATTGCTGGCAAGATTCCTACAGGTTCAAAGATTGAACTTGAGATTCTTGTTGCAGGTAGTTCACTTGCTAACCTTGCTTACGGTGTAGAGTTCAAGAAGAAGTAATCTAAATTAACCCACAGGAACCCTACCTAGGCTGCTATAATCGGCTTAGGTAGGGTTTCCTACTTATAAACAAAAAGGTAGAAATTATGAAATGCAATAATTGTGATGCACAGGCTACTTACTTCTTTGCATCTTTTGGTGCAGCTACTCAGTACTTTTGTGAACCATGTGTTCCTTGGTCTTTGCAGGATCGTTTGAGTGCCGGAGAGCTTTCAAAAATTGAGGATATTACAGCTCCTTTTGAGCCTGCTCCATTAGAAGAGCCTGTTGTTGAAGAGGCCCCAGTTGAGCCTGCCCCAACACAAACAAAGTCAAAGAAGACAAAAACCGCAGTAGTAGAAGACGTATTACCTGATACGGCGGATACGGTCGATTCAAATGTCCCGAATAACTAGGATTCAAACAAAACAAGGACACCCGGTACCTAGAACGGCATTGCCTCCTAGAGGACCATTTCCATCAGAACTATACACTTCTCAACCTGTAGTTGAAACTTACGTGGGTATTAGTGGAAATGGTAGCCCAGAGGTGCCTGCAGAGGGCACGGCGCAAAATAACTTTACCCCGTACAAATGGTACCGGTGCAAGTTATGCTCCGACTTAGTACGTCAAGATGCTCTTGCAGATCATATCTGTGCAGAAGAGGAAGATGAAATAGATGAATTCTGAAATTGAAGAAGTACCAGAGCATTTGCACTTTACTGCTGATAATCATGTACATGAAAAAATGTGGACAGCTCAAATGACTGGCACTCATTTTTTGAAGCATGAGTACGTAGAGACTGACGATTACTTAGCAGAAGATCTAGAACGCATAGATTTTACGCTTACTGACACTTTTTAAGGATAGGTTATGGCTGCTGACGACAATATGGATGATATCTATACTCATATAGGCACACCAGACAGAGAAGCTTACGACCAAGTATTTCCTCGTAATACTACGATGAAAAATCTTAATAGGCCTCAAAACTTACCCCGTGGATACGGTATGACGTCGCATCTTGCTAGTCAGGTAGGGACTTATGGATTCCAGCTTCCTCCTGTTGGCAGTCGTGCTCAAATGCTGCAAAACGTAGATTTTATTGAACATGTAGCACACCACGATTTTTACTACGATGACTCAAAAGGCAATACCACCGGTACAAGTTTTGAAAATCAATCACAAAGAGCTATTGAGCCTTATATAGGTGAAAAATACATTTACGGTGATACTGGCGAGGAAGTAAACCTTGCACCAGTATACTTTGGTCCTTCAAACATGAATACCGAAATTCCCACAAGAACCAAGAACCCTATGCGCCCCCGTACAGTGGCCGCGGCTTTTGATCCTAAAAGACACATAATTACCATCATATTTAGAGATGGAACTATGTATAATTATTATGAGTGCGATCGAGTTGACTGGAATGGCTTTGTTAGAGAGTCAACTAAGGGAGACTACATTGCTAGAGTATTGGATGCTAAGCCAAGAGGCATTGCTGACTCCTCCTCGGTAGACCCTCAGATTAGATTAGCAGCGGTAACTGCAGCAAGACTGCAGCAGTTTGATCGTTCACGCAAGGGCGGCAACTTTAAACCAGCAGCTCCTAAACGGCCCTACACGCCTCGTGGAACGGCTAAGACAAATAACTTGTATACTAGTGGTAGAAAAGGCGGCTACCAAGGAAAGACTTTTTAAAATATGGCAACAGAACCTAAAGAATTTAAAAATATATATTGGCACCCTTTAAAATATGCGGTAAAGCCAAAAGAACTGTTTGAACGAGCAGAAACTCAAGAAATTGATCCACCTTTTAGAGGTGGCAAGGGATGGGCAATAAGACTCCCTTTTACTCGTCAAGCTCTTGTAATAGGCAAATGGACGGCGTCCTACTCTGAAAGCGAAGCATTAACTTACGCTATTAGAGGGAGATATGTCTCAGAAGATGAGTTAGACTGGGATATAGTTCGTTATGGAACCAGTGAGGCGGAAAATGATACGGCGCAACAAGTCTGAAAAAGAACAGACAAAACTAGAGAAGCGCATAGCTTCTATGGATACAGACCAACTTACTCGTTGGCTTGATCAAGCCCTATTTACTATTGGACGTAACGTATCTGATTGGGCATCTAGTCGTGAACCTGCGTATATTAATGAAGCACACTCAGGAGCTGAAGTACTACACCTAGCTGTAGCTGAGCTTAAGCGCCGTGCAGATGCAACAAGGAACTTATAACATGGCAAGTGAAGAAGAAGAATTATTTGAAGAATTATTCTTTGAAGACCCTGCAGCTTATATTGAAATTTCTGAAGGAGAAGAAGAGCAGGAAGATGGGCTCGATGAGCTCTCTAGAGAATTTGTAAGACAGCTTATTGATAAAATCATGGAGTTTATGACTGTCCTTGTTGGACACGAACTCCATCCTTATCAGAAGCCACTAGCTAGAAGAATTATTGAATCCATTATTATTAATGATGGTGAAGAAATTACCGCTCTTGCGGCACGTCAGTCTGGTAAATCAGAGACGATTGCTAATACGGTAGCCACATTAATGGTTATTCTTCCACGACTAGCTAAGATATACCCTGAGCTTCTTGGAAAATTTGGAGATGGATTGTGGGTTGGAATGTTTGCCCCAATTCAGTCCCAGGCTGAAACTTTGTTCTCAAGAGTAGTCAGCCGCCTCACTAGTGAGACGGCACTTGAGATCCTCAACGACGCGGAGATAGACGACGCGCTTGGCAAAAATGCGGGTGTAGTCAAAAACATCAAGCTAAAGAACTCTGGTTCTATAGCCATGATGATGACGGCAAACCCTAGAGCAAAGATCGAATCGAAATCCTTTCACCTTATGATTATTGACGAATGTCAGGAAGCAGATGATTTTGTTGTTGCCAAATCTATTAGCCCAATGGGTGCTTACTATAACGCTACAATGGTTAAAACGGGAACCCCAACCACATCAAAAAATAACTTCTACCGAGCCATACAGCTAAACAAGAGGCGCCAAACAGGGCGCAACTCTAAACAAAACCACTACCAGTGGGACTGGCGAGATGTTGCTAAAGTAAACCCAAACTACGATAAGTTCATTAAAAAAGAAATGTTACGTATTGGTGAGGACTCTGATGAGTTCCAAATGTCTTATTTTTGCAAATGGTTGCTAGAACGAGGCATGTTTGTTACATCCAATGTTATGGATGATTTAGGGGATACCTCACAGGAATTAGTCAAGAGCTGGCATCAATCCCCGGTAATTGTAGGTATTGACCCTGCCCGTAAAATGGACTCTACGATTGTTACTGTAGTCTGGGTAGACTGGGATAGGCCAGATGAGTTTAATTATTATGATCATAGAGTACTTAACTGGTTAGAGATTCAAGGTGATGACTGGGAAGAGCAGTACTACCAGATTGTTAACTTTTTAAGTGCTTATGATGTTTTGGCTATTGGTATTGATGCTAACGGTGTTGGAGATGCTGTAGCACAGCGACTTAAAGTACTTATGCCTAGAGCACAGGTAGTTCCTCTAACTAGTAGCCCAACTGAACAATCTAAGCGATTTAAGCATTTACAAGCTCTTATTCAGCGCAGGATGATTGCTTGGCCCGCCCACGCTAAAACTCGTCGTTTACGTATTTGGAAACGTTTCTACCAACAAATGGTTGATGCTGAAGTACAATATAAAGGACCAAACTTTTTGGTCGCAGCTCCAGATGAAGCACATGCACATGATGACTTTGTGGATTCTTTAGCTATTGCCTGCTCTATGACCCAAGAACTAGTTATGCCAAGCGTAGAAGTTAGTTCAAATCCTTTTTTCTAATTCTTTAAGTTTAGGGCGACATTTAACCAAATTCGTAGGAAACTCAATATGAGGATCCTCAACTTCCTTTAGGAGAAAAAATTATGGCAAGCACCCTTGGTCCGGCACCTCAGTTCCCTGAGCGTACTCCGGTTTCCTACGAGCGTAAGTTCAGCCCTGCAGCAGCAGGTCAGCGTGGCCCACTTCGTTTTGAAGAAGGCATCGCAACTGACACTGACGTCCCTCGTGAATTCGAAAATGGCGCGTCACAAGGCTACATTACGCCTCCAGGCCGTCCAAACCATAACCAGAATGTATTCGAGAAGCCGGCTGATGAGACCATGGCAGAAAGAGCACACGTTGGCTCAGCTGCTTGGGTTGAAGCACCAACCTTCTTGGGCAACTTCTCAGAAGGCGCTTTCAGCAATGCTGCAGAGCAGAGCTTTGAAGAAGACATTCGTTCAGGCGGTCACTACACCCGCGTGAACCCAGCTACGGTTATAGACTAATATGTAAATAGTAACTCCCCTGCTCCATACCCCTTCTCTGGAGCAGGGTAGTTACTCTACTAGAGTAAACATGTATCCTGCTAACCCAATGCTGTATAACTCAATCTCACGTATTCAACGTGCGATGCATCACGCAACTCGTGGAAATAACTTTGCTGCGGCAAAGGGAATCCAACAGCAGTATGCTAGTGAGGGTGGGCAATTTGTTGAGTCAAAGAACGATGTTGACCCACGATTTAGAGATACAATAAAAGAAGAAGAAGACGCTAAAAAGCGTAAAGAAAAAGAAAAGAAGAAGCCAGGCAAATCTGGCGTAGTCTTATTATAGAGGGCAATTATGATCATTAATATGGAAGGACGTGAAGCATGAGCATTGACTTTTCGCCACCGTCCTATAGAGCGGCGTCGTCCGACTTAACTATTTCCATTTCCCCATTAGGTCTTGTAGAACTTGCTGACGAAGAGTTTGAAGTTCATGGTCCAAGACTTAACCGTTATTCTTTAAACTGGGCTATGTACCTAGGCCACCACTGGAGCTACCGACGTGAGATCGGTGAAGCCCAGATGGTTTACAACTACTTCAGAGCTTTTACTGATTACATCATCAACTTCAGCTTTAGCCGCGGTGTTTCATTCCGTAGCCCTAAAGAGACTGAAGCTATTGTTCCGGACATTCTTAAAAGAGTCTGGGAAGTAGATAACGACAAACACGCTGTTCTTTGGGAAATTGGTCAGCAGGGTGGCGTGTCAGGCGACTGTTTTATCAAGGTAGCTTACGAAGAGCCTTGGGAAGATAGCGCTGGTGGTTATCACCCAGGTCGTGTAAGAATTCTTCCACTTAACTCTTCTTTTTGTTTTCCAGAATTTCACCCGCATGATCGTAACCGATTGATGCGATTTAAACTTAAGTACCGTTTCTGGGGTACTTCCGTTGAGGGCACTCGTCAGGTATACACCTACACTGAAATCCTCACTGATGACATGATTGAGGAGTATATTAATGACGAACTTATTGACTCGCGCCCGAATCCGCTTGGCGTTATTCCTATGGTCCATATCCCAAATGTTCTAGTTTCTGGATCACCTTGGGGCCTATCTGACTGCCACGACATTATTGTTCTTAACCGTAACTATAATGAAGTAGCTACCGATGTTGCTGACATCATTAATTACCACGCTGCTCCTGTTACCGTTATTACTGGGGCTAAAGCATCTAACCTTGAAAAGGGCCCTAAAAAGGTCTGGGGTGGACTTCCTAAGGATGCACAGGTCTTTAACCTAGATGGCGGCGGTTCTGGTCTACAAGGCGCTATAGAGTACTTAAAGGTCGTTAAAACGGCTATGCACGAAATGACGGGTGTTCCTGAAACTGCTTTGGGTCAGGTACAAGCTATTTCTAATACTTCTGGTGTTGCCCTTTCTATTCAGTACCAGCCTTTGATGAACCGTTACCAGCAGAAGATTGTGCAGTACGGTAGAGGCGTTGAAATGGTTAACAGCCTTGTCCTTCGCACTATTGCTTTTAAAGAACCAGAGATGTTCGTATGGAATCCTAACTTCAATGGTCCTATTAAGCCTGAGCAGTACCCACAGTTAGACCCGGCGGATCCTTTAACTTACCAAACTTTTATACACTTCCCACCACCACTTCCACTAGATAAGCTAATTGTTCTTAGCGAAATGCAGCAGAAGATGGCTATGGGCTTGGAGAGCCGTGAAGGCGCTCTTCGTGCGCTTGGTGAAGAATTCCCGAATGAAAAGCTTGAAGAAATTAGAACAGAGCTTATTGAAGACGCTAAGTCTGATGGTGCTCTAAATCTTCTTAAGAGTCAAATTAACTCTGCAATCATGTCACTTACTGGTCTTTTGCCAGAAGGTGGTGGAGAAATGGCTCCAGGTCCTGATGGTCAACCACAGGCTCCTTCATCCGTTACTCCTGTTGATCCTAACGCATTCCAGTTCGATCAGATGAATGCAGTTAAGTTGCAGACAGATCTAGTTACAAAGGCGTATGGAACTAAAATTCCTCAGCGTAGAGGGCCCGACGACGACAGTAATTAGTTAAACTAGGTTTAGCATGACATTGAATAAAACATATGTTGTGCTATATACATAATCAAACCGCAGGTCAATCGTGTTATTAATTTGGAAAACGACCTAATTCACACAAAGGAACAAATAAATATGTCTACATCCGACGTTGAAGTTGCAGATCAGTTTACTGAAGCAACTCAAGAAAATGTTGATCATTCTTTAGTACCGGTCTCAGAAGAGCCCGTGTCTAAGGCGTACTCAGAAGACGATCTTCGTAAAGTACGTGAGCAAGAAAAATCTAAGCTTTATCCTCAGATCGAATCACTGAAGGAAGAGTTAAACCTTCTAAAGCAGGACCGTGAGTCTCGTCTTGAAGAAGAGGCACGCTTAAGGGCAGAAGCTGAAGCTGAGGCCAAGCGTCGTGCAGAAGAAGAAATGGATGTTCGCGAACTACTTACAGCCAAAGAAGCCGAATGGCAGACCCGGTTAGAAGCAGAAAAGCAGGAACGTGAAAAAGCGTTTGCATTGCTAGAGCGTGAGCGCCATTTTAGTGAGATTCAAACTTACCGTAATGCTCGTCTTGAAGAAGAGCGGGAAAACATTATTCCTGAACTAGTTGACCTTATCTCAGGTAATACCGCCGAAGAAATTGAGCAGAGTATTGCGGGACTAAAGGATCGTTCATCGCGTATCCTTGAATCAGCCCAGCAGGCAATGTCGTCTGCTAGGCGTGAAATGACTGGGAGCCGTGTCACGGTTCCCGCGTCTGGACCCCTGGACACCAATTCGGAGCAGCAAACGTTCACGGCAGAGCAAATCGCCGCCATGTCAGTGAGTGAGTACGCCAAATACCGTGGGAAGCTCTTAGGTCAAGCAGCTTCTGATCGCGGCAAGGGTCTATTCAGCTAGAAATAGCTTCTATCCACACCTAATATCTCTTTAAGGAGTAAATTACATGGCAGCGTCCATTACAGGAACTGGCAATCTCGCCGCTTCCCCAACAGCGTATTCTGGTGCTAACAGCCAGCTAACGCAATCAATTCAGACCATCTGGTCAAAAGAAATCCTATTCCAGTCAATGCCTATTCTACGCTTTGAGCAGTTCGCTGTTAAGAAGACTGAACTTGGTGTTGCTCCTGGTCTTCAGATCAACTTCATGCGTTACAACAACCTCGGCAGTGCATCAGCGCTTGTTGAAGGTGTTCGCATGTCAACCAACGCGCTTACCGCACAGCAGTTCTCAATCACTGTTGCTGAGCACGGTTACGCAATTGCTGTTTCAGAACTTCTTCTGAACGCATCTTTCGACGATGTTATGGCTTCGGCTTCTCGCCTTCTTGGCCGTAACATGGCTCTGTACCTTGATGGTCAGGCTCGCGATACCCTTATGGCAGCTTCTTCTGTAATCTACGGTGAAGATGTTCTTAAGACTCCAGCCGGTGCATCACGTACGGATAACAACATCAACAACTGGTACCAGGCTGGCTACGTTGCAACGCAGCGTTCAGAACTTGCTGGCACCAACTACTTGACTCCTCACACGATCAAGGACGCTGTTGAGACCCTTGCAACCAAGAACATTCCTAGACTAGGTGAAACCTACGTTGCATTCGTTCATCCACACCAGAGCCGTCGTCTACGCGACAATCCTGAATTCATCGAAGTAACGAAGTATGCTGCTCCAGGTAACTTCATGCTTGGTGAAATCGGCCGTCTATACGACACTGTGTTCATTGAGACCACCCAGGTACAGAAGGTACCTAATGGTGCTGGTTCAGGTTACTCTGCTGATTCATCAGTCAACAACGTTGTTTACCCAACTGGTGGAGGTTACACCACCCCAGTAACAAAGCAGGGTAATGGCTCTGCAGACCGCTACTCAGCGATCTTCATTGGTGACAACGCTTTCGGTCACGCTATCTCATTGCCAGTTGAACTGCGCGATGGTGGTATCCTAGACTTTGGTCGTGAGCATGCACTTGCATGGTACTCAATCTACGGCTTGGGTCTAATCACCGATCAGTCTGTAGTTATCGCAGAAACCAACTAATCAAGTCCCTTGAGGGGGGCCTTCGGGCCCCTCTCAAATCTCTACAACAAATATCGAGCTATTCATTAGGAGAATACAATTATGGCCACAAAGGCTAAGCCGACCGATGTTACTGGTCGCCAGCGCGAAGCGCTGATCAAAGAACAGGCCGCAGAACAGACTCGTCGTTCAGATGAAATGACAATGGCTTCTGCAGCTGAAGCAGCCCGCTTAGAAACAGAGATCCTAGATCTTTCGGAAAAAGCAGACAATCCAACCGTAATCGATGAGGTTGAAGACCTCGGTGTAGGTCTTGCAGATGACACGACAGTTATTCGTGTTGCTGATGACCTAGACATGGTTACAATCGGCTCTGGAAACCACTACAGTTTTAAAGCCGGACAGAAGTACAAGGTTCCAACAAACGTAGCCCGTCATTTGACAGAAAAAGGTTACGTTTACGACCGCCTCTAGATCTGGCTTTTGTTAGACTGCTCGCGCCTATGACCGCCCTCCCATAGGCGCGAGCTTTTTATATAGAAATTTTTTCTTGTTAAGTGGATAATGGATTTAACAACTACCTTTAAGGATAAGTAAGTGGCAAATATTACCTCCTTGTCTAACAGCCTAAGAACAGAGTTAGGCGATCTAGGTAAAGTTTTCTTACAAACTTTTGTATCTGACGGTGTTACCACAAGATACCAGCTTGATTACTACACTATTGCCGGAGCTACCTTAATTGTTAAGGCCGGAAACACAGATATCTCCAGTACAGTTACTGTTGAGGAACATACAGGGCTTTTAATTCTAGCCACAGCCCCCGCTGCCAACACAAACATTGTAGTATCTGGCACTTTTTACCGTTACTTTACAGACGCTGAAATTCAAAACTACGTAAATATGGCGTTTATGCAGCATGCAAACACCGAAACTAATGCCTACGGATCTAAAATTGCTATGTCTAACCTTCCAGCGGTCGAGGAATACCCCGTAGTGCTCCTAGCATCCACGCTGGCGCTTTATACACTCGCTACTGATGCCTCGTATGACATTGACATCCACACGCCTGACGGTGTCTCTATACCCCGTTCTGAGCGTTACAGACAGCTCATGGACATGGTACAGGCCCGTAAAGAGCAGTATCGCGAGTTGTGTAACATGCTCAACATTGGTCTGCACCGTATTGAGGTTGCTACCCTTCGCCGTAACTCTAACCGTACAAACCGCTATGTACCTGTATACAAGCCTCAAGAACTTGATGACAGCAGCACTCCAAAGCGTCTACACGTGCCTTTAGCTAGTTACATGGATCAATCTACAGATACTGTGCCTACTTACGATATTAACCTATACCGCGGAGATTCATTTGAAGTTGATTTGGACTTCCCATTCAGTTTGGCAGATTACGCTTTCTTGTCTCAGATTCGAGCATACTCAGGTGCCTCGCTGGTTCTTGCTACGTTTAACGTAACTATTACGGACATTGTTAATGGCACTGCGGTTCTATCTCTAACTTCAGATCAAACTTCGCAGCTTCCTAGCCGTGCTCTTTGGGATGTTCAGATTATCAAGAAATCTACTAGAAGCCTTAATACCAATGCAGCTTTAGCGGTAAAGCCGGGCTATAAAGGCACAGTTGCTAAAACCGGGTACGTAACTTACACAACGGCATCAGCCCATGGATTTGTAACTGGTGAAACAGTAACTATTTCAAACGTAGCCGTGCTAGACAGTTCAGGCGCAAAGAGCCTAAAAAATGCCTACAATGGCGATTTTGTTATTACAGTCTTTGATACAACAAGTTTTTACGTTACTAACACTTACACAGCTACCCCAGCAGATACTGATGGCTACAACATTACAGACCCAGATACAGGTATTGTTTTATCCACAGTAAGTGCTGCTACTGCAACTTACACGGATCCAACCTACACAAAGACTTATTTACATGGCGCTGTAATTGTTCAGGATCAGATTTCAAATTACAACAACGATCCATATGCTCCAGGATGGCAGGGATGACAGACATAATTCAAATTAACCCCGGTAATCCTGAAGTAGTTGTTGTTGGTTCAGGCCAAGGTGGGGCTGTAGGTCCAGCCGGTCCAACTGGTCCAGCTGGTAAGGATGGTAAAGATGGCGTTTCTGGAGGTTTCTTTACTTATACACAGAGCGCTCCTGCAACAGTTTGGACAATTAATCATAATCTTGGGTATAGACCTCAAGTTACCGTAGTTGACTCAGCAAACAATGTGGTAGAAGGAGACCGCGTCTATACAGACGCTAACAACCTAGTTTTAACCTTTTCTGCTCCTTTTTCTGGTGTAGCGTATTTATCTTAAGGAGATATAATAATGTCGCGTAAATTTTTAACTAATCTTGATTTGAATGCAAATCAGCTATTAAATGCTGTTATTCAAAACGTTAGTTCGGACCCTACTACTGGCACGTACCCAGTTGGTCAGATAATCTATAACACTACTAGCAATGTTCTTAAATATAATACTAGCTCTACACTTAATGCCCCTAGTTGGCAGACAATTAGTAATGGCGCTGGGTCTTTTACTCTCGGGAATACTTCTATTGCTTTAGGCTCAACTGTTACGTCAGTTAATAACTTAAGCATTACAGGTACCGGCTCATGGACTGCTACCAATATTGCTGTAGCCAACGGCGGTACCGGTACTTCTACTGGCTCAATTACTGGCACTGGCGCTCTTACTTTTACCGCAGGATCAGGTAACCTTAACATTAACCTTGTTCCTACGGGAACCGGCTCTGTAGATGTTGCAAGTAAAAAGATTACAAACCTTGCTGATCCGGGCGCTGCTCAGGATGCCGCTACTAAAGCCTATGTTGATACTGTTGCTACTGGCATGAATGCTCATGATGCTGTGGCTTATGCCACTACTGGCGCCCTTGGTACAACCGGCAACCTTGTTGGCGGAACTATTACAACTACTCAAACTACTCCGTTTCTTACTTTAACTATTGCTACTTCTTCTAACTGGACCTCAATTACTATTGACGGACAATCACTAACTGTTGGTGACCGAGTACTTATTAAAGATCAAGCAACTGCTACACAGAACGGCCTCTACACGGTAACTTCCGTAGGTGCGGTTGGAAATACAACTTCATTTGTATTTACTCGATCTGCAGACGCGGATCAGATTCCGGAACTTGGTGCAGGCGATTTTTGCTTTGTTCTTGCTGGAACAACTAACGGCAAGTTTACCTACATTCAGACAGCAACAGTTGTAACTCTTGGAACTAGCCCAATTAACTATACGGTGCTATCTAACGGTAACCTGACTTCTCTTGTTAGCCCATCTCAAGGCGGAACTGGTTCAAACTTAACTGCTACAACAGGTACTTTCCTTGTAGGTAACGGAACGGTATTTACTAATCGTGCTTTAGCATTTACTGATCTTGTTACTACTTCAAGCGGAACTATTTCTTTGTCCACCGGACTAAGTAATGCAACTATTGTAGTTGCTCAAAGAATTACAGCAAAAATTACGGGCGATGGTACTACTAAGACGTTTACAGTTACTCACACACTAAACACAGCTACTTCGTTTGCTACTGCTCAAGTGTTTGATTCTACAGGTCTTCAAGTAGAATGCGACGTAACTCATACATCCACAAGCACAAAATTTGATTTTGTTACAGCCCCAAGTTCAGGCACTATTTATTACGTTACAATTGTTTAATAAGGAATATTAAATGTCAAGAGTATTTAACACAGACGTAAATTATAATGGAAACCTTGCAATTAACTCAGGTTCAACGTCTGTTGTACCATTAATAATAAAACCAACGGGTACTATTACTTATAGTAGCTTATCTGTATCTCACTCTGGCGGTACTCCAGGAACAGATATTATTAGTGGTTTTAGTAGTGTATCTGGTCTATACGTAGGTCAATATTTTACTAGTACTACCCCATTTGTACAAGGCGGAATATATACTGTTGGCTATGGAGCAGGGTCACAAATTAAATCAATTGATAGTACTAATCTTGCTATTTCTGTTGCTGGTTCAGGTCCGTTTACTCCGACAGGTTCATATAGTGGAGGTACTCTTGTATTTTCAGGTACTCCTCAAAACTTACAAGAATGGCGGGAATCAAACAGCACAGCAGTCGCATCAGTTAGCAATACTGGGGTACTTACTGCATCAAGTTTTGTAGGAAATGGTGCATCACTAACAAGCTTGAATGGCGCAAACATATCGTCAATACCTACATCAGCATTATCTTCTGTAACTGGTACTGGCACAGTTGTTGTTACTGATGTAAACCCAACACTTACGGGCATAACATTAGTCAGCCCTATATCTGTTACATCAAACGTAGGTTTTACGGCTTTTAGTGCTGCTAGCAGTTTAACTATTCATAACTCAACTTTTACTGGTACTGCTAGCTATTCAAGCGGTACAACTACTGGCACTGCTGTTAAGACGGTTAACTTAGGCACTGGTGCTATTTCAGGTACTGGCACAGCTGGTACTTCACCCAACATGACTATTAACATTGGCACTGGTAACAACACTTCGACAACAGGCGGAACTGCTGTCAACATTATGACTGGTACAATTTCTGGTGGTGCAACAGGTGCGGTTACAATTGGTAGCACGTCTGCTGGCACAACGGTAACTGTTGTTAACCCTACAAATGCGCCAAGCGTTCAGTCTGGAACAACTTATTCACTACCAGCAACTGCGCCAACACCGCATTTGGTTCTAACTAGCTCATCACAAGTCACTTTGACGTTGCCAACATCCGTTGCAGGTAAAGAAATTCGCATTTTGAACCAAGGCGCTGGCGGTGTTATTTCTGCCTCATCAAACGTTTACCCAAAAACTTCTAGAACACTGGGAACTGCAATCATTACCGGTGCTGGTTCAGCATTACTTGTTGGCGATGGAACTAACTGGCAGGTAATGAGTTAATGAACCCAAATTGTAGATCAGGCTGCAAAACCCAGGATCATGAGTCCTACGGGGATTGCTTACAAGACGCAGCTATTAGCATAGATAGAACAAGTCTCCAGGTTAAAGGCTGACCCAAAAACTAAAAACCCTTACTATTTAAGAGAGAAGAAAGGCCCATTTAATGGCTACATATTACAAGATTCTAGGTCAAGCAAAGAGCACTACTGCCCTTGCGTCAAAGCTGTACTACGCTGATCCCGCTGCTTCTACAGGGGTTCCAGCTGCTACTTCTGTACAGGCTATTGTTTCTACAATTACTGTTTGTAACATAACTTCAAGCACTCAAACTTACAACATTAATATTTACAAATCCGACTCAATTGTTGCAGCTCCAGACACTTTTACATCTGTAGCCCCAGATAATGCAATTATTTACAATGGGTTTATCAATGCTAATGAGACTATTACTTTAACTTTAGGTATAACTCTTGATACTTATGATAGAATTTCAGTTAATGCTTCTGGTGCCGCCTCTGGTCAATACGTTAATTTCTTTGCATTTGGTTCGGAGATTCGTCAATGACCGTAAGAGCAAATGGTGAAAGTACTAAAGGCGTAGGAATTTGGCACTCATATAGCCCGATAGTTAGTGGGGGCTACATCTCAGGCGGTAATCCGTTATACACTTACTCTGGGGTTACCGCAAGAATTAATTTGGATGATAATAATGGCACTAAAGGAATTACAGCAACTTATTTGTACCAGGCAAGTAGTGTCACTATTACTACAGGAATGGGCGTACAAATTACAGGAATGTCAAATAATCAGTTTACTGGAACGTATTTGGTTGGAGACACTGGGACTGCATACTCAAATTACAGGTTTTTTACAGTAAACCTTCAAACAACGGCTATAGATATTAAGCCTGGTACAGTAACTTCAGGTGCATTAAAAACCATTGTTTTACCCGCCTATCAACCTCTTTTAAGCTCTTTGGGTGTTGGCACTCTAATATCTGGAACAGGCGTAACTTCCGGAACAAAGATTACTGATGTTTCTTTGGATCGTTCAACCATAACTGTTGATACTAATATCACTGCAGGCGTAGATGTGCCCTTTACGTTTTATCCTCCTGAACCCACGGGAGGAACTGTTAGTGCGTATAACTCTGGCCTTTGGGATATAGGAAATGGCAATTGTGTAGGCAAGTATTCTATTATTGGAGACACTGTAAACTTTAGTGGATCTTTAAAAATAGGAAGTACAACGGTTGTAGGGGATAACTATCTAACTATTAGTTTACCTGTTCCATCTGCACAAGGAGACATTAATTCACGGTATCCAACTTTAGGTTCTGGTCGTACAGATCTTAGTAATTTTAAGGGTAATTCCTTTCCTTACTCTTCGCCAATGATATGTGCACAAATGAGCTCTACTACGTTTGAACCACAAATTTTGTATGTTTCATCAACTGGATCCAATTACCCAATTGCCCGTGCAGGTTTGTATAGCGGAAATTACACCAGAACCACAAACGATCTTATTCTTTTCAGCGGTACATACGAAGCTCTTTAGTATTTAACGGTTGGGAGACCACAGTGATTCCTAATGAACCAGGCGGTAGATTTGGTATTACCTACGAAAGAAAGGCCATTCTTTCCGGCATTACTGCCGATTTACGTCGTCCGACGGGCCAATATGTAAATTGGTGGCGTTGGGACTCTGTTCATACGTCTGTTGATAATGTTTACGATGTAGGTTCTATAACTAGCGGTAGAACTTGGAAAACTCCTATTGTAATTCCTTGCGTTAATGCAGTTATTTACCAGGGCGTTACACTTCAAGATGAACGCGGTTTTTACAACACTGACGTTTTAAGAATGACCATAAATATGGAGGATGTTGAAAGACTTCTGCCTACAATGCCTGACTCTCCCGATAGTTTTCTACGGGATCGGATTGTTTACAGAAATGAAGTGTTTAGACCAACCCACTTCTACCCACGTGGTTTAATTACGGATAAATACACATTGTTTACGTTGGACGCTTCTCAGATTAACCCTGAAGAAATGGTCAATGACAGGCAATTTACAGCATATTCAAACTAAGAGAGCTATTATGAACCCTAAATCTGCCCAAATTGACGGAGAAAAGCACGTAGCTTACAAGGCTAAAGATGGAGATATCCACGTCAATCATCCAGGTAAAAAATCTGGAAAATACAAGGATATAAACCTAACTAAAGAAACTCGTGGTAAAGTAAAGAATACCCAACAGGGTATAAAAGCTGCCAAAAATTGGCATAAAAAGAACGGATAAAATATGTGTGCAACATGTGGCTGTGGACAGCCTAAAAATAAGCATGGAGAAAAAACAGTAGCAACAGCTAACAAAAAATTTGCTAAAAAAGAAGGTGAAAAAACAATGTGTAAAAAGTGCAAAAAAGCTAAGTGTGTGTGCAAGAACGCAAAATGCACTAATTGCGGTAAAACTAACTGCTCTTGCAAGACTAAAAAAGCCCCTGCAAAAAAGAAATAGTTAATCAAGATATTTGTAGTCTTTAGCAGTATATTCATAGAGACGCCGGATTTATCCGGAAACTGCTGAAGTACTGCCCTCAAGAAGAGGAAATTTGCGATGATATACACAGGTAAGCGCCTTGCAGAGATGCAATCAAACGCTGATCGTAGAGAGTTTGTAAAAGGATTAACAGACTCTGACAAAGTTCATTTAAGCGCCTTAGCAGCCGGGTTTATATCCACAAGGTTACTGCTAAAGGCGTTTAAAAAATGAATGATTCATCCAGTTTTGTAGCAGTATCAAGTGTAGCCGGTAAACTTTCGGCTAGAAAATTAACAGCTAAACTTCGTAAAAGCGCATATAAAAATGGTTGGCCTACCGGTATATCCCGCCAACTAAAAGTAACTTACACGGGTAATGGTAATTTTACTGTAGATTTTCCTGAAAGCGTTCTTGAAGATATCTTAGATCTTGAGTACGGCACTCAAAATACTCCCCCAAACCCGGTTATTCGTAATTCTATGAATAATCTCAATGATCATAGTCACATTGCGGAGCTTGATATGGCTCTAGGTGCTTTTTTAAACGGGGTGATTAAGTAATGCCGTTTCTATTAAATGAAGATAAAGCTTTAAAAACCTTACTACAAGGCGTTACTGTAAGCGATGCCAAAAGCTCTGCACGCCCTGTTGGCGTATGGTTTGGTCAACCTGATGTTGAAATCCGCGACCAGTCTTACCCATACGTAACTATAGACTTAATTGATATTTCTGAAGATCCTACTCGAGCTCATCGAAGTGTAGTAACCCTTCCTTATACCCCTGAAGGCTCAAATTCTTCTGTTAAATACCAAACAGAATTCCCTATACCTGTTAGTATTGACTATCAGGTAACTTCGTATGCAAGGCAACCTATTCATGATCGTCAGATCATTTCTAGCATGCTATATACGAAACTTCCGTTTAGATTCGGAACCTTAGAAATTCCAGAAGACAACACTTTACGAAGAGTTGAACTTCTTGGATATGCAAAAAGAGACAGAACCGAACAAGGTAAACGCCTATTCGTTAATATGTTTACTATACGCGTTAGTGCAGAAATTCTTACTTCTGCACTAGTTGCTTTAGATAAAAATGTTTCTGCTGTCAATATCGGAACAACTACCTTCTACAATACTAATGTCACACCACCCAGCTAATACACGGACCCACTAGATTATAAAAACCTAACTATTAAGGAGTTAAAAGATGGCTGCATTCGGTCGTCCCGGCGTATATGTACAGGAAACTGCTGTACCTCAAAATATCGCCATTCAAGACAGATCAGACGCTATTGCGGGCTTTATTGGTGCTCTTCCTAAGGGCCCAACAGTTCCAACGTTTGTAAATTCATGGTCTAACTTTGTCAAGCTTTATGGCAATCTAGACTACTCATTCCCAACAAGTGTTGCGGTTTACCAATTTTTTACAAATGGTGGCCGCGATGCATACATTGACCGAGCTGTAAATTCAACCTCTGCTGCGGCAAGTATTCCTTTAACAAGCTCTGACGCTGCAACAGCTTTGACAGTTACTGCAAAGAGCGTAGGTTCTTGGGGTAATCAAATTTCGGTTGAAGCAATTGCTTATGGAAACCCAGTTAATAACCGTTTTTCCATTGTAGTATATGGTCAGCCATACACTACCGGTGCCGGCTTACGCTCAAACGTTTTGGAGCAATTCAATGATCTTAGTGCAACAAGCACCGATAGTCGCTATGCTGTAACATTAATTAATAACACCTCAGCATATATTACTGTAGCTGCTTCGGGTACAGGTCTTCCGGCTCCTGACGCTATTGTGCATAGTTTAGCTGGCGGTACTGACGTAGCTATTGCAACTACCGACATTGTTTCTGCATTAACTGGGTTTGATAATATCAACACACCTTTGTTGCTTAACGCCCCTGATCTTGCTTACGTAGGCTCTACTTCAGTGCAGGGTAACTTTACACGTTCAAACGTAATTTCTGCAGTTGGTAGCATCCTTAAATACGCAGAATACCGCGGTGATGCATTTGCTATAGTTGATACTCCAAATCTAGCTTCGGCATTTGATGCAATTAACTTTGCTACAGACGCTTCTTACTCAGCAGCTACTGCTGGAGCATCCACAATTAGTTCAAATATTTCTTCGGTTACCCCAGGTACTCAAGGATCTACCACAGCTGCTGGATACGTAACTTACACAACTACCTCGGCACATAGCTTTGTCCCGACTCAACCAGTAACTATTACAAATGTAACTCGTGAACCTGCTCTAAATGCTAGTGCTACACTAGCCGTATTACCATCTACTCCTTCTACAGGACAGGTAAAATACGTTACTGCTGCTTCACATGGCTTTAAAACTGGTGATTTAGTAACAATCAGTGGTATTACAGGAACTGTTGGAACTACGTACAACTTTAGCACTGCTAAAGCAGTTACAGTTATTGATTCAACTTCGTTCTATGTAACCAGCGCTGTAACCGGCAGCCTAGCGTCAAACGCAGATACTTCAGCTGCTAAAGCAGTTAGCACTGGTTACAGTGGTACTTACACCATCTATTCAACTCCTACAAACTCACAGTTTGTAATTGCTAATGCTGAAACTGGTACCGCTACACTAACAGGTGCCTCTGCATCAGTTCCTACAAGCACCGGCTCTACTCCATGGACTGGTGTTTCTGCAACAGGTGCTAATGCAGCCATGTATTACCCGTGGTTGGTTGTTCCTGATACACGAGGTACTCCTGGCAATACAATTACTATACCTACTGGTGGAGCTATTATAGGTAAATTCCAGGCAACAGATGCTTCTCGTGGAGTATTTAAGACTCCGGCAGGTTACCAGACCAGTATTGCTGGTGCTGTTAGCCTTGGTGCATCACTATCTAATAGTGATCTTGATGCTCTTAATTCTTCAACAGTGCCTGTAAATGCGCTTCGTACATATCCAGGAGCAGGAATTGTTGTAATGGGTGGACGCACAATGTCTACTTTGGCAGCAAACCGCTACATTAACACACGACGTTCGTTAATTTACTTAAAGAAGGAACTAAGACTGCGTACTTCATATGCAATCTTTGAGAACAATGATGCCTACTTATGGAATTCAATTACTAATGCATTGAACTCATTCTTAGGAAATTATTGGGCACAAGGAGGACTTCGTGGAAATTCTCCATTTAAAGCCTTCTACGTAAAGTGCGATTCAACTACTACTACAGATACTGACGTAGTAAACGGTCGTGTAAACGTACAAGTAGGTGTGGCTCTGGAATACCCTGCAGAGTTCATCGTCATCAACATTGGTCAGTTCACCGGCGGCACGTCTGTGACTCAGGGTTAATTAAGGAGAATATAAAAAATGGCTGATTCAGTACTTATTAACCCTAAGAGCCAACTGATTACGGATCCAATTCGTAATTTTAGGTTCTTGGTTCAATTCTCGCCGTATAACACTACAGGCGCAGGAAAAGTTACGCATTCCCCACAACTTGGATTCATGAACGTTTCCGGTTTTGGTATGACAACAGAGCCAATCCAGTACCGTGAAGGTGGTTATAACACCACTGTTCACCAGTTGCCAGGTCAAACAAGCTTTGAACCTATCAACTTTTCAAGAGGTCAAACTCTTGGTGGTAGCCAAAATCGTGACTGGATGAGACAATTATTTGCAATTACACAGGGAACTTCAAACCAACCCGTTGGTGACGATTTCCGGTGCACAATTGACGTTTCAGTTCTAAGCCATCCAAACCCTGGCACTACAAGTAGCCAAACTGGTGGATCCGTAGCTAATGCTCTAGATCTTCACACTTCAATGAGATTCCGCATTTACAATGCGTGGATTGCTAACCTTTCATATGGAGACCTGTCCGCATCTGCGGCTACAGGCCTTATGATTGAAGGTATGACCATTGTTCATGAAGGTTTTGACGTAATCTTTGCTAATGATTTCTCAGCAACTGCGGGTCAATTTAGCTACTAAAAACTAATATAAGGAAAATAAAATGACAAACGAAACGATTAGTGCAGCAGAAAACCCTGCACTTGCCACACAGCTAGTACAAGCCGCCCTATCAATGTCTATGGCTGATGAGGGGGATCAGGTTGTTGAGCAAAAAGTTGCTGTTACAACTGCCCCCTCTTCGCCAGGACATGTAGAGCTACTGGGAGGAATCTACAACTCTTTTACTGGAGAAGTAATCCGCACAGCAGAAATCCGTGAGCTAACGGGTGTTGATGAAGAGGCCTTGTCACGTATTAATGATTATGGTCGTACTCTTCTTGCCATATTAAGCCGTGGTACTGTCAAGATTGGTGAAGAAAAAGCAACTCAGGAAGTTCTTGATAAGTTGCTCGCGGGAGATCGAGAATACTTAATTTTCCAGATTAGACTTGCTACTTTTGGCCCTGATCTTGAGCTTTCTGGTCCATGCCCAAGCTGCCAAGTTGTTCAGACTTTCAATATAAATCTTTCTGAAGATGTAAAAATTGATAGTTTAGATGATCCTAGTGAGCGCAGTATTACTGTTGATTGCAAAGTAGGCAAAGTAACTGTAGAGCTTCCTACAGGAGCAGTACAGCGCAAGTTAATCACTTCAACAGATAAAACAGCTGCAGAACTAGATAGCCTTTTGTTAAAAGATTGTGTGATCTTTATTAATGACAACCCAATTTTAGATCCAAGTTTAATTAAGAATTTAAGTATGGCCGATCGTCGTAAAATTCTTAAAGAATTAGGCGAAAAGAACCCAGGCCCAGACTTAAGCAGTATCAAGAAATCTTGTTCTGCTTGCGGGTCGGAGGTCCCGACACCGCTTACATTAGCGGATCTATTTCGGGTTTGATAATAAAGAAATTTATAAATACTTATTGGATTCATATGAACTTATAAGTAGGGCCTTTGTAGGCTGGTCTCTTAAAGAGATTAGAGAGCTTAGCCACAGGGAACGTGAAAACTGGTTGCAAAGGGCAACCTTAAAACTAGGACTAGGAGACATAAATGGCTGATCCAACAGCAGGCCTTACTCCTCCTATGTCAGGATCTACAGGTTCGATTTCTCCCGTTAGTTCCGGAACTGCCGGTTCTAGCGGGAGTAAATCCCTGTATGTTAGAACCCTTGAACAGGGCTACAACGTTATTGCAAAAACGTCTGCTATGTACGATCGTATTTTACGAACTACTAAAGAGATAAATAAAGAAAACGGTAAGCGCGGCGGAGTTGGTGGCGGCAGCACCAATATGTTTGCTAATTCAGGTGTTAATCAGCAAGCTGATGCAATGATGAATAAGCTCAACGAAATGATCCCAGCTTCTGGTATGAGTGCCGGAGGAAGAGCGGCTGTTGGGGCTGGTCAAACCGCTTTAGCCGCAGCTGGATTTATGTATTCTACACTTCCCAATGTACAAGATGCCGTATCTCAAAGAATTTCTGCACAAAGTGTTGCATCTTTGACAGGGCAAAGTGCACAAAGCGTAATAAATAGTAGTAATGCCCTTATAAAAGGTGGTATGACAGGTAACTACTCAGCGCAGTTGGCGGCACACTCTCTTGCAAGTGTAGGTGTTTATGGCACGGGTTACACTAATATTATGAGTCAAGTAGGCGGTCTTAGCGCTTTAACTGGTATGCAAAATGAGCAGGTAGCTGGAGCATACGGTGGCATTAACAGTATGAACTTTATGAGACTTGGAGTTCGTGCTCGTGATCGCCAGGGTAATATACGAGGCCCTAGTGATATCTCTAATGAACTTTACCAAAGATTAGTAGGTAAAAGAAAACTTACAATACAACAAGCAGGCAACACAATTCTTGCCCCACACTCTAGTGGTCAAATGGCAATTCAAGCAGCTGCGGGTGGAGATCAAGCATTAGCTGCAAGCTTGACAGAACAACTGTATTTTCAGGCACGCAATGGTGGAAAAAAGTTACCACTAGGGGACCCTGAAAAAATTATGGGCAAAAAAGTTCTTAATCTTTCTGCAGACGACCCATTGCGTAAAATGTTTACTTACAATAAGCGTCAGTCTGAATACTTACAGGCTGTGGGTGGGTCGGAAGTAGGCGGCTACGGTACTGCTTTAGATGCCAGCGGTAAGGTTGCTGAAGGAATGGCCGGACTAGCTAAAGTAATGCCCGACGTTGTTGGTGGTATGGCTAGACTTGCAGGTCTTTTACAAACTCTTCCTGGAGCCGGTAATACAGGACTAGGATTAGCAAGTTTAGCTAGCGGAGTGGGCGGCTCTGGAACTAATATGCTTCAAATGGGTATGGAAGCCCGTGCAATAACCATGCTTGGGCGAGGAGGTGGCGGTACTCCTGGGGCAGTTGGCGGAAGAGGTATGGCAGGGTCTACTGGTGCACGCGTTCTTGGTCGGGGTCTTGGAGGACTAGCAGCTATACAAGCTACAAATATGGCAGTCCCATTTTTACGTCAGCAAGGGCAAAAACACCTTCATATTAAGCCAGGTAGTGCTGTAGATAAAACGGGTACAATTCTTGGTACCGCAGGTGGATATGCTGCTGGTGGGGCAATGATTGGATCTGTAATACCCGGAATTGGAACAGCAGCTGGAGCAGTAGTTGGAGGTCTAGCTGGATTAGCCGTTGGTTTTATGAATTCTAATAACTCACCTGTTGGTGGAGATGGAATTACAGGCCCGCTTAGTTGGGCGCAAACGTTATTAAAACAGATGTCTATTACCCCTAAAAATTCTGGAATTGACAATGCTATAGCTAACTGGGAAGCACATGAAGGCGGCCATTGGGGAAATTCTGCAAGATATAACCCACTAAATACTTCTCAAAGAATGCTTCCATCCGACACAAACATGAACTCAGATGGAGTTAAAGTGTACTCCAGTTGGTCTGAGGGACTTCAAGCCACTGTTAAAACTCTTCATTCTAAAGGGCATCATTATGAAAGAATTATTGATGCAATGAGTAGTGGTAAACCTGATGACCTTTACCAAGCGGTTGTAGATTCAAAGTGGGGAACTACATCTCTTATGGGCCACGTAAAAAGTAAGGGGTCTCACAAAAAAACTGGAAAACCTCACGTAAATAATGGCGTGTACAACCCTCCAGCTAATGGTCCAAAAACCGCACACTTTGGTCAAAAACCACGGGTAAAAGGAAAGTATTGGACACAGTACGGGTATCATACTGGTCAAGATTACGGAGTTCCAGTAGGAACTTCTGTTAAAGCTTATAAAGCAGGAAAAGTTATACATGCAGGCGATGGTGGCAGTAGAGCAGACCTTGGATCAGCTTGGGGTAAGGCAATCCTTGTAGATCATGGTACTCATAGAAGCCTTTATGCCCACCTGTCTCATGTTGGAGTAAGAGCAGGAGACAAAGTAAGGCCTGGTCAGCAAATTGCTTTGTCAGGTAATACTGGGTCTGCTTCGCAAGGTCCACACTTACACTTTGAAATTAGAAAAGGTGGAAAGCCTGTAGACCCAATTCCTTATCTTGGAGGCGGTAGTAGTGGTAGTTTAACTCCTCCATCTTCAACTCCAAATCCAACTCCAGGATCCTCTCCAGCCCCATCAACAGGGACTACTTCTACAAACAACTTTACTACTTGGGGAACAGGCGTTGCCCCAGGAACTCATGGAGGAACTCATGGAGGAACTCATGGAGGAACTCACAAAGCATCTGTACCTCCGTCTTCAGCTGGGCCTGCAGCTGGAGTTGTAAACACACCTAGTAGTTCAGTAGTAGTTACTAATACAAAGCCTAGAATGCTTACTACTAGCGCAGGTCTGACTAATGCGGCTGCAGCAGCAACTCAGCTTTCTGTAAGTAATCTTGGGGTTTCATCTGGGTATGGATCTGTAAATACTGCTTTAGGTGGAAGCTCTATTTTTAGCGCTAACTACGAGCAAGCGGATTATAGTGGATTTGGTGGAGATGCTAATCCACCTAGTGTTGGAAGTTTTGATCCAGTAGGAACCTCTTTACGGACAAGAAGTAGTGGTGGCAGTCATGGGGATCACGGCATAACAATTAACATGAATATTAGCATTGCTAATGCAGATACAGCTAATGCGGTTAATATGGCTAAAGAAATTAAGACAATTCTTGAACGTGAATTAAGAGATAGCAAGATTAGGAATTATTAAAAATGTTAAAAGATATCGCAACGTTAGAACCTAAAGGAAATATAGAAGGCGGTCTTAATGAGGATGTTGCCACGCCATTACAAGGTTCTATAATTCCTGATAATTTATCTCATGGTTGGTACAGCGTAAAAATTGGAACTAAATGGTTTGCATTTCAAGTACTGCTTAAATCTCCGGAAACTTCAAGAGACCTTGTATTTGATGATTTTGCTTTTAAAGCTCCTAATGTTCCTTGGGGTAATTCAATTAATGACCCTAAACTGTCTTCTACGTACAGCGCTAAAAGCCTAGTAGCTTTATTTCAAAAACTTGTTGCCCCTGAAAAAATACCTGTCAATATCACAGTTATAAGTAAATCTTACAAACCTGGGGATACAAAAGCAGGCGGTACGTTTGTTTCACTTCCTTTGACTACTATTAAACCAGATGGAACAGCTTTAAAACCAACAGATGGTTCAGGTAACCCTCTAGGTCCTAGCATTATAGAAGGTACGGATGCGCATCCATTAACTCATAGCTATAAAATTGCCTACGACAAAGAACGAGGAGGTAGTGGTGGGCGTTGGGTTTACGATAAATTTGGTGGTTTTGGAGGAGCAGATATAAATAAAGGTAAACCTATACTTCTCCAAGATGACCCAAGTAGTTTTGGTCTGTGGAACCCGCCTCCTCACAAAGTAATGTCGGGATCTGTACCAACTCAGTTATATGATTTAACCTCAGGAACTCCGGACGTAGTTCTTAACCCTACAGTTGGAGTTAAATTAATCGAGGACTTACGATCAGGTAATAAAGCCTATACAAAAGGATTTATATATTCAGATTTAGACCAGGCACATGATTCTGATGGTAATCCAAAAGTTAGAGGTAACCTATGGGGTTTTAGATTTTTATACAACCCTTCATCATTGTCAATTGCTAACGCTGTAAACCCAGCTATTGACTTTGGTAATACTGCTGATGTAGGCAACATGCTTATTGGTAGTGAAACCATGTCCTTTAGCATATATTTAAATAGAATGATGGATGTTCATGTTTTAAAAAACATATCGGTAGGTAGTGCTGGACCGGGTAAAGCAAATTTAGCAGATCAGAACACTTTTGCGCATCAATACGGCGGCCGTACACTTACCGCTATTGATGCTGAGCAATTAAGATACCGTGGAACTGAGTATGATTTAGAATTCTTGTATAGAGTTATTAACGGAGATCCTGAAAAAGGCCCTGCAATGCGGTATGCAACTTCAGATACCGGATTTTTAGTGGGCTCAGCAGTATGGGTACGTTTTAATGATAATGTAAGATATAAAGGAATTATTAATAATATTAGTGTTGTGCATGCAATGTTTAGTTTAGATATGGTACCGATTGTTTCAGAAGTATCTATTTCATTAATGAGAATTCCTACGCCTTACTATGGAACTGATGCTCAAATTTCAAAGAAACTTAATAAGAAGTACAAAACTACGCCAAATCAAAAAGGTAGCCGGGGACAACAAATACTTCCATATGTCCAGTATCTAAGAGGTACTGTACCTTCTACTACTAAATAAGGAATTTAAATGATTTCTAAATTTTCAAGATATATTAATGGTGATTTTGGACAAGTTATAGGCAAAACCGGTGTATTTAATACACATGTATACAGAAACTTTTCAGTAGACCCAAGAATAGAGTACATTTGGTATACTTTTAAAGCTGGCGATAGAGTTGATACTCTAGCCAGTCAGTATCTTGGAGACTCTCGTGCATGGTATCGTATTATGGATATAAACCCTGAGGTATTAGATCCATTTTCTCTTAAGCCTGGGGACTATATAAGGATTCCTCAATGACAGGTCTTTTACAAAAAGATATTTTTTATACGGCTAGTTTTCCAAAAACTCCTGATTTACTTATGCTATTAATTAGCGCGGAGTTGCAACAGTCCGAGGGAGCCCATGATTATTTAATTCTTAATTATAAAGGAGCTATTGATAATCATATTACTGGATTTTTAGAAGTAGAAGACCCTGTAGTTTTTACATGGGGTGATGGGCAAAACCACCGCGAATTTATTGGTTTTATACATACTATTGAAAAAATTACTACTCCCGCAAATGTGTACACTAAAATTAAATGTATAAACAACTCTGCAATTTTTAAAAGATCAAATAAAAAAATATATAATAATTTAACTTCAAACCAAATTGTTGAAGAAATTTGTGCTGAGCACGATTTTTCAACAAAGACTAGTTACCATCCATATACCCATGGAAATTTAGTACAATCTGGTAATAGTGATTGGCAGTTTTTAAATCAATTATCTAAATACACGGGGTACGCTTTACGAGCATCTAACATGGAATTAATATTTAAAGATAAAGATCAAATAATAAATGAAAATTTTATGAGTATGCCTGTATTTACTCATTTTTCAAAAAGCTCTAGTGGGTTAGTTTCAAATCAAACACTAATTTCATTTACTGCTCTAGATTCTGCAATTACCCCAGAATTTGAAAATACGGGAGATCCGGGCGTTACTGTGTATGGAGATTCTGGCGAGCAATACATATTTGATTCAAATCAGTCTTTAGATAATGGTGCTTCTAATTTTAAATCTGCTAATACCCCTCCTAATTGGAATACATCCTACGAGGTTAACTAATGTCATATATTAATAATTTACATATATCTCATGAGGTTGTTGAAGGCGCAGAAAGAGCTAAGACACTTAGCAAAGCATTTAGCAGCGATAATAGGTATGCTTACAAAGCAGATGCAATTTTAATTGGGTATGCTCCATTAGAGCCTTTTATGCCAGTGTATTTAGAAGGGCTTCAAGATGGAATGTCGGGGGTATGGGTGGCAATAACGGTAAATCACGTGTTTAATGTGGGCATTCCTTATAGCCTGCAGGTACATTTAGGTACAAATAAAACCTTACTGTCTTTGGCTAAACCAGCTAATGCTGTACATGTTACCGTTGTAAATCAAACTGTTCAGCCTGAAATTACTCCTGAATCAGAAACTTTAATGCATTTTTCTCAAAAAAAGACCGGTGGTTATTATTACGAATACTCCGACCTTTTACCAATACCTATAGAAAATAATCATTTTAAAGGATCTACGTATGACCCTGTTGCAGATTATTTAACTCAATCTTCTACAGAGCCTTTTACTACACCTTCTATTTATAATCTTTATACTCCTAGTGTAAACTTAGTTAAAGAAGCTAAATGGAGTAGGAAAAGTTAATGGGATATAGCGAGTACTCATCTTATGGAATTGACCCAATAGGTAAAACAAGATTTTATGGGGTATACAGCGGTATTGTTACCAATAAAACAGACCCTGAAAATAAAAAACGTTTATCTGTGATAGTTCCTCAGATTACTGGCGGGGATCAGTTAGTTCTTGTAAAACCCTCGGCTCCATCAGATACCTTATCTAGCATTCATTTGCCTGCTATTGGAGCTAATGTATGGATAATCTTTGAATCGGGAGACCCTAATTATCCAGTATGGATGAGCTCTAATTCTACAACTCCAAGTTATTATGGATCTTTTTATGACACAACAACTCAAACATTATCTGCGGCTAATACGCCTACAGTTATTACGTTAAACACAACTGCGGAAAATAATGAAATTACGATAGATTCAACATATAAGTCAAGAATTAAGTTTAATTATGCTGGAACATATAATGTTCAGTTTTCTGCACAGGTTTCAAATAATGGCACTTCTACGTCTAATTTTTGGTTACGCAAAAACGGCGTAGATGTTACATGGTCAAACGGAGAAGTAACTACTTCTAATCAAAATCATCATGTTCTTCCTTCGTGGAACTATGTATTAACGCTAGCCGCTAATGATTACCTTGAGTTTGTATGGATGAGCAATGATCATGCTAACACTTTAGAGGCTCAAGAGGCTACTCCTTCTCCCGCATCTCCCGGAGTTGCATCGATGATTGTTACTGCCCAACTAATAAAAAGTTAGTTAATTATGCTACATAACCTAGAATTTACCCTAATTTATAAGGAAGTATAATGATAAGATGTATATACAGATTGGAGATAAGTCATGAAAGCAGTTGTTTTTCCCTTTCAGCTAGATAGCTTTGGGCGGATAGTATCTACTAAAGATTCTAATAAAATCTATATGGATAGGCTATTAACTGTTTTATCTACTATGGTTTACGATCGTCCAATAAAAAATAATTATGGAACTAACCTTGCTCGCGCTATGTACGAAACTTATAATAGATCTGAAGTAGCTATACGAGAGGCTATAGAAAGAGCTATTGGTATTTTTCTTCCAGAAATTGAACTAGAAAGCTTTTCTATCACAGAGCCTAATGATCAAGGCATTTCAAATGTAGACTTATCAGTTATCTTACCGGATAGTACTATACAATCTATTAGTATTAATACCGGTTACTTCTCCTCTAACGGTATATTATTAGGAAATGTATAATGAAACCTCCCACACAAATAGACTATACTTCACGTGATTATGATGCTTTAAGAAATGATTTAATACGCATAATTCAGGCAAGAATTCCGGAATGGAATGGCTTAGATGATTCTGATTTTTCTACAGCCATTGTAGATGCTTTTGCATACCTTGGCGATATTATGTCCTACTACATTGATAGAGTGGCTAACGAATCACAGCTGCAAACAACTACAAAAAAAGATAACTTAATAAATTATGCAGATCTTTTTGGATATAAACCTTCAGGTCCTACCCCATCTATAGCTAATATACTTTTTTCAAATAATACTTCTAATGCTGTAACCCTGCCTGCAGGAACACAGGCATATATTTCAATCATTTTAAATGATGGCACAAGTACTAAAGCTTATTTTGAAACACTTTCTTCTATAACAGTAGCTGCTAACGGCACAGCTATTGCTACCGCTAGAGAAGGTAAAACTTCAAATACAGATGCTGCAAATAGTACTGGTATAGATCCAACTACTAAACAAGTTCTGCCAAAAGTAATTGGAACTTCAAATGGATACGCTTACCAAGAGTTTACTATTTCAAATGAAACTAATGTCGTAGATTATTCTATAGATGTATACTCTGGACAAAGCAGCTCATTTAATAAATGGACCTACTTTGATAATTTAATGGATGCTACCCCATTTACTACTGCTTACAGTACAAAAATGAATGGTGATGGAACTACAGCTATTATCTTTGGCGATGGTATTAATGGTACTGTTCCAACTGCTGGAGATGATATTAGCGTTATTTACAAAGTTAGTGTAGGAGTAGCTGGAAACATTTCAAGCACTTCCTCTACAAACTACCCAAATTTAGTAGTATCTTTTATTCCTGGAATTGGAAAAATTGCTACGGGAATTGCAGCAAAATTTGATACTACTGCTACTGGGGGCACTGACGGGGAAAGTTTTTCAACTTTACGGTCAAACATTGTAAGTGCAGTAAGTGCAAGAAACCGAGCAGTAACTCTTGCAGATCATAAAGCTTTAGCATCTATTGTTCCGGGTGTAGGTCGAGTCTCTGTAATTTCCGACGTACCAACTTCTGTAACTATGTACATGCAGCCTTACTACGACGGAACTTTAACTCCAGGGGTAACCTTGCAGACTGCAAATGCATCTATTAGTGCCATTTCCGGAACTTCGGGAACTGTAACTGTAACCACTAGTACAGCTCATGGGTTTGTATCAGGAACTACAATAACTATTACTGGGTGTGGCGCATACAATGGGACTTTCCCAAATATTATAGTTACCGATTCTACTCATTTTACTTACAGTAGCTCAATTACAGCTAGCGTTACTCCTTCAGCTGCTATTGCAGCAAATACCCTTTCAGTATCAAATAGTGCGTGGACTTATATAAAAAGAGATCTTTATAGATTCTTAATTAAGAGAATGTTAGTAAGTTCATCTCTAACTATTAACCCTCCTAACTATGCTTTATTAAATCTAGCTATGACGGTAACTATCAACAACTCATACAAAACCTCAGACGTAAAAGCTAAAATTGCTAACGTTTTGCTAAATACCGATAATGGAGTATTTTCATATGGGGGATTTGGGTTTGGGGATACAGTTGCACAATCCATTATTCAATCAGCAGTCATGTCAGTTCCTGGCGTTAACTATGTAAATATTACTATTTTAGCTAGAACAGGTTCTACAGGGGCTTCAGATGTATATTTAGATTTAAACGAAATACCAGTGCTTTATCCAGCTAACTTAACTTTAAATATGGTAGGCGGAATCTAATAGCCTTAGGTTTAAAAAGATTTATTGCAAAACATAAGACAATATAGTAGGGGGGAATTAACTAAAATCTTTTGGAGATAAAAGATGGCAAATTTTCCATCCTCAGTATATCCGTTAAATACTAGAACGGATTTAATAGATACCGTTGTTGCTAACGACGTTAACACCCTTCAAGCTGAAATAAATGCTCTTGAAACTACTTTAGGCGTTGGAGGTTCTGGAAGTTCTTTACTTTACTCAAATTGGTCGTCTGGAACATTTACTCAAAGTGGCACAGTTTGGGCTAGCTTAAATGCGAGAATTGGTAATATAGAGCTTGGGCTAACCTCAACTATAAATACTCTCACCACTCTTCAAACTACCTTAGTTGGCTCTGGTAATTCAGTTTCTACCCTACTTTCGTCAACCTGGACTGGCACTTTTTCTCAAGGAAGTAGCTGGACAAGTTTACAGGCCCGCTTAATTAACATGGAACGCGGTGTTGCAACAAATGCTAGCGATCTTACCGCATATAAAACTCTAATTGGTAATGGACCATTTCAGCTATTAGACGCAGATCTAACAGCAATTGCAGCTTTAAATGGAACGGTTGGTAACTTACGAACAAATGGTTCTGGTACTTGGTCGGTTGATTCTACTTCATACTTAAGTGTTTCTGCTGCTGCGGCAACCTATCAACCAAAAGATAATGATTTAACTGCTATTGGGGCTTTAACCGGAACATACGGATTTTTGAAAAAAACTGCAACTGATACGTGGACTTTGGATACTGCTTCGTATCAACCATTAGATGCAGATCTAACGGCAATTGCTGGTCTTTCGGGAACACAGGGACAATTAACAACTGATGGCGCTGGCACTTGGTATGTAGAAGCTAGTATTAGTCCTCTTTTACTGGTAGGAATGTAAAATGGCTACTTGGAATTGGCTGTATATAGCCGCATTTTTTCAAATTTTAGCTTTTATTATTGCTTTTACTCTCGCTGTGCACAACTTTTTTAAAAAGACTAATATTTCAGAAGCATTAGAAAGTGCAAGTATGGACAGGGTAGAAGAACGGTTAGAAAGAATTGAAAAGCAGTTTGGCCCAAATGGTGGCGGGTTGCGACAGGCAGTGAACGAACTAACGGTTAAACTTGGTAGAATAGAAGAGCGGCAAATAGACATTAGCGGAAAAGTTGCCCAGCTTGATGGTAAATTTGAACAACACATAGTTGAAAATAATAATTAATATTTAGGATCGGTGTAAAAAATGGCCTTATATGGTAAGTACCGCTATGGTCTACCTCTTTATGGCGCTTTTGATAGTAGCGCAGTTAACAACATCTCCTACAATGCGTCGTTAACCGCAATACAGAATGATTATGGAATCATTGAATTAATGTGGGGAACTGTAACTATTGATAGTACAGATACCGCAATTACTGACTGGAAAATTATCAGAACTGTGGGCGGTGCCCCTGACTACCCAAATACATTTACACCAGTAGTTGTATATGGAACTACTTCAGTAACCTCTAATGGAGGTAGTTCATATTCTTTAAGATACACTGATTATCAAAGTAATATTATAACTTCAAACACTTATACTTTTTTTGAAAATTACTTTCCTTCTGGAACGCAAGTAACTTATTCTCTTTGGGTATTCAATGGATTGCGTTGGATATTTGCAGGCCTTGCTGATCAAATTATTACGGGCGTAACTGAAACTACCGATAAAGTTTTGCGAATGCTACCTGCAGCTTGGACAAACTCAGTTGGTGGCACTGGCGATATAACCGGCTATCCAAGCAGATATGATGATTCAACAAATACAGTTTTTAAAATTAACTCTGTTACTCCTAATTCTCCAAGTCGGGGGTACGTAACCTACACCACAACAACTTCAATGCCCATAAAATACTATGGACAGTATGCTTTGATTTCTGGAATAAGCATAGACGGATATAACGGTAACTATAATATAATTTTTAAAGACTCTAATACATTTTTTGCTGTAAATAATACGACTAATATTTCAGGTTTAGATCTTAGCGGTGCAACCGTAAGCGTTGCAGAAGAGACTTCTCTTTGGAAGTTTCTTAGTGGGTTTACTTTCTATTACGATAGATTGCGTACCGAAGTAAGTCTTATTGACACTATTAGTGACTATAGACATACCCCATACAATATGCTTCCACTAGCAATCCAAACTCAAGGTTTTAATTACCGACAAGATTTAGGAACAAGTTACCTACGATCTATGCATAGAGTTGGCCATAGAATTAACTCTTTAAAAGGTACTGAAATTGGTCTAAAAATGTATGTGGGGTCTTTATTAAGCTCTTATTCAAGAAGATACCAATCTACAAATTTATTTCTAAACTATAACGATTCTTCTTTTGAAGAATCTATAGGTAACTGGGATATAAATGACGGTAATACTTTTAGCGCAAAAAAATATGCAAACGCAGTTACTGACTTAGGTGTTGGTTATTCTACGTTATCTTCTCCTCTAAGGGATGGCCTTACTTTAGGAAAGATCATAAAGACAGCAGGCTATGGACTAATTACTTCTGCCGGAACTTCTGACATTGTTTTAACTTCTTATAAAATTCCTGAATACACAATTTCTACTGTAACCCCCAACTCTCCATCAACGGGGTATGTAACTTATGCCACGTCAACACCGACTAAATACAGAGATGATAATAGTGTGTATATCTCTGGCGTATCTCCGTCAGGGTATTCAGGTAGTTTTAACGTAACAATGTTGGACTCAAGCAGTTTTTATGTAAGAAACACTACTACTGCAACTCCAACTCTTTCTAGCGCAAAAATTAGGTCGTCTGTTTCAATACCTACAATTACAAGGACTATCCCAATAACAGGTGGAAGATCCTACATATTAACAGGCTACATACAAAAACTAACTGGAAACACTGGAGCTGCTAACGTAGCCGCTCAGATTAATTGGTATGATAATCAGGGATACCCTATAAACACAAATACTGCCTATTCTACCGCAGTAACTATTGGTACGTCTTGGACTCTATTTACTTCTTCTTCAAGTTCTCCAAACTATATAGCACCGTCCAATGCCGCGTATGCTTCAGTAAATATTAAAATTACCAGCCCGGCAAATACGGATAAGTTTATTATTGACATGCTTAGCTTTACAGAAATGTCTGAAAGTACTCTCAACAGCATTGAATATATACCAATTGAAACAATGTTTGAAGAAGCAAATTCAACTGTTTTAGAAATAGATGGATTTAGAACAAACCTTATTACTAACCCCGGTTTTAGTGAAGGTGTAGGTAGCTGGAGTACTCTTAATGGTTCGCTAATACAAGATTTTACTACTAGTACCTATGGAAATAGCTGCGCTAAATTTACTCCTACAAGCTCTGGAGCAGCTGTATCTTCAAACTGGATAGAAGTAACTCCTGGAGAATATTACACTTTCAGTGTTTATGTAAAATCTTCTTTAGCAAATAAAAGTGCAAAAATTGCTATTGAATTTAGTATTCCATCTGATACAGATCTTGATTCAGCTATTACAACCAGTGCAAATGGACCTTATTACAACCCAACAATAAATAAGACGTACTCTTCTTTAACTCCAATAAGTAATACCCAATTTACTAGGGTTAGTGTTAAAGCCAAAGCACCAGGTTTTTCACCTATTATCGGTGTTCCAAAAGCAATAGTATCTATAGAACCTGATGGATATACTGCAGGTCAAAGTTGGTTTATAGATAGCGTTTTATTTGAAAAGAACGCGCTATTATTGCCTTACTTCCAAGGAGACGGCGGACCTACCCCTACAGGAACTAATCTTTATACAGCTATTCATACTCCTGCTAATGATTGTATTTGGGAAGTTAGGCCACGTGCTAACTTTGTTTATAATCCGTCTTTTGAAAATGGAATCACTAGTTTTTACACACCTAGTTTTACAGGAACAAGCGGCTCAGCAACACTAACCTCAATAACTACTGAAACTGTAGGGGGTTTAACTTTTGCTCCTAAACCTAGTACAGGCACAAGTTACTTTGGAAAAATTGCTACAAATTCAACTACTACATCTTCAACAATACTAACTTCATTTAGGTATCCATACATGACTACGTCTAGTGGTATTCCTAATAGCCCTGCAGGTGGAGAATCTTTTGCTGCATCAGCTTATGTAACTTCAGCAGTAGCTGGAACGTACACCATTACATTTACAGATGTAACTAGTGGCATAACTTACTCAAATTCATTTACGGTAAGTACCCCAAGTATAGATTGGTACAGAATTCATGTTATTGGGTATGTAGGAAAACCTATTACAAGTAACCCTAGAGGTTTTATCAGTATCAAGTTTACCCCAACTTCATCTCCGGCCGCAGTAGCTTGGTATGTAGATGCAGTACAAGGTGAATATGGTTCAGCTCCAACTTCATTTATTATTCCTGGAGATGCTAATACAACCACAATTACTAATCTTTCAGAAACACTGCTTGGTGCAGGACTACTTACTAGCAATATTTCCTCTGTTGCACTTAATTCTCCAACTACAGACTACGTAACTTACACAACAGCAACTCCACATAATATTTCTCCTGGAGATACTGTAACTGTTAGTGGAGTAACTGTTCCTGCAGTTCAGACTATTAGCGCAATTATTAAAAACTCTACGCCGACAGTTTCTACAGACTTTGCTAATGGCCTTAACTCAATAACTACTTCGACGTTTAATACAACTGCTTTAACTGCGGCATCTACAAATGCATCTTTATCTATAAACTCCTATACTCCTACAAGCACTGGATTTTATGCTATGGCAGACCAAACTTTAGGGTCTTTCCCAGCTACAACTACCTCTGTACAAGTATTCTCAAATGCATCAAGTGCAGGGGAAGCAGTTATTACTGCTAATACATCTGCAAATGCAAGTACTGCAAGTCCTTTCTTAAGTGTAGTTGCGGGTCGAGTTTACTACGCAGAAGTTAGAGGTATAGCACCCACATCTGGTAGATCAGTAACTTTAAATATAAAGTGGCTAGATGCTTCAGGATCTGTACTCAGCACTACTTCAGGAACAGCAGTTACTACTTCAGCTCTTATTACAAAATCTGCAACTAGTTCCTCGGGGAATAGCATTGTTGTAACAAGTTCGACATCTTTAGTAGCAGGTACTTCAACTAACCCGGGATCAATGATTCAAGGACCTAGTTCCAATTATCTTCCAGGCGGTAACGCAATTACTGCTATTTCAGGTGGTGGATCTTCCTATACCTTAACTATGCAATATCCAGTAACTACAAACTCAAGTACAACACAAAACATTGCTTTTGTTAATCCTATTAAAGTTACGGCACAAGGTACAGCTCCTACAGGCGCCGTAAATGCATACTTATCTATAAGTTTAAATGCGGCAGGTAACAATAACTTACACATTAATTACCCTAAATTTTTAGATCTTACAACCACAAATATTACAGTAGGTAGTACAGCTAATTACAGTGTTGGCCAGTCAGTTGTTCTATCTGGTATAACAACCCCAACAGGATACAATTTAACCTCTACAATTACAGGCATCAATTCTGGAACTAACACCTTTACTATTGATAACAATAATGCAGCGGGATCTGTAACTGGAACTCCTAGAGTTACTATCCCAAATAACTTTCTTGGAACTTTTGTTGCTTCAGTTCAAAATATAAGCCCGTACAAATTTGCAGTACCAGTTTCTGTTAACTATACAACCCCAACTGTAACTGGTGGAACAGTTTCTATTACTAATACCACTTCTGGTAAAAATACCTATAGCACTTCCGCTCAAATGTCGGGGTTGGGTAGAAGTCATTATTGGCCATCGGGGTATGGCGGTAAGTTATCTAGGTTGTTTAAAACAATAGGTGATTACTTGCCAATGAACTCAAGTTACAAATTCCAAATTGGTGAGCAAAAACGACCTAATTTAGAAATAACACCTTCTATAATTTCTGCTAGTTCATTTGAAAATAATTTAACTAATTGGAAGCCAACTACATCTAATAGCGTTCTTTCTAGAACCTTAGCAAAAGGGTCTTTGTATTCAGAATATGCAGCGCTTAGTGGAAGTTGGGCTACCGTAACTAATACGGCTAGTAGTGAAGCAACTTTTGGTTTATATCAAACAAATATTGCTTGCACTCCATTAACTCAATACGACCTAACAGCTGCGGTAAAATTCCCGGCAACGTCTGATCTAGGCACAGTTACTATGACAATAAATTGGTACGATTCATTTGGAAATGATGCGTTTCAATACAATAGTGATGGATCTAAAGTTAGTTCATCAAATACCTTTACTATTACAAGTTCTGCAAAGACAACTATTAACCAGTGGTATCTCATAAGAAACACCGCGGATTTGATTATTATCTCTCCTCCAACATCTTACTCTTGTCGAGTGACTATTACAAATACTCCAAGTACTACTAGAACAGGCACTAACACATTCCTAGTTGACAGCGTTACTTTAAAAGAAGTATAGTCAGTTCTATGACAGAACTAGTAATAGTAGCTTTAGCTACGGCCTGCGTATTAACCGCAGTAGAAGAATTAATAATTACCTTAGGTAAATGGCGCGGCCTTTTGGCTTTAATAATGGGGTCTTTAGGATCGTATTTTACATTGCAGCACGGTTGGGGTTTAATAATATTTACCGCTTTAGCATCATCATTTACAGGCATGACCGCATCTTTGCTAGTTGCCGATTTGATTGAAAGCAGGAATCCTCGTACTCTTAGGGGATTGCCAAGGCGAATACCGCCACTATAAAAATCTAGGGGGGCTAGATGATTGATCCAATGCCGATGACTGATCCTCAGTTATCGCTGCGTGCTCGCGGTATATGGGGCATATTTATGAATGCTGGTCGGGCAATGACCGCTGCCGAAATATACCCATTAGTACCTGAGGGCCGAGATGCTGTTCGTAAAGCCCTGCGTGAATTGATTGCCTCAGGTTACATTTCTGAGGTTAGTTTTCGTAATCAAAATGGCCAGTGGGCATACCAGTTAGAGGTTACCCAGGCCTGGATTACCGGGGACGGATTTTCAGGCACCCTTTTATACGGTACAGCTAGTATAGCTAATAGCTCTAATCCATTAGTAGAACTTACTAACGTAAGTTCTCCTAATGTTTCGGGCGGGACGCCCGAGAAAGACTTACAGGAGGAATACGTAGAGATGAGTTGGCCAGGATTTGACGACGAGCCAGAAGTAAAACGCAAGAAGGCTCCAGAACCAGAATCAGGTGCGGTTGGTAACCTAGACCTAACCGATCGGAAAGAACGGCTAAAAGCCAAATACAAGAAGACTAGCTTTGAAGCAGTTCCCGCCAGTATGCGTCGGAACGAGCGTCCAGAGGACGAGTGGACTACAGAAGACTTGGTTGCTGAGTTCTACGAGTTAACCCGCAAGGTTGCTAGCGGTGTACCCAGCCAAGTCAATGGCAAAAGCCTAGCCTCTTGGATTAACCAGAAGGTTGGAGAGGGAATAGCCCGTAAATCAGTTCTAAAGGCCCTTAGAGCGTTTTTTAACGACCCTAGGCTAACCCGTGACCCGGGAGTAGGCTCGCCTCTCTGGAGGCGGTTTATAGCCTTCTATCCGACTGTCCACGGAATTTACTCGAAAGAGGCTGAGGTAGAGTATGCTGATGTTGACTTCTTAGCCCATCAAGCTAAAATGGCAAGGTTATTGGAGGATTAATGTTTGAACTATCAGATCTAAGGCCATCAGTTCGTAGCCAGATCAATGCAGCAAATTTACCCGAACGGTTTATTGGAATAACGCTTGATGACCTAAACGATTACGCCGATTCACCGATCGAGTTAATTGAAAACTGGATAGACTTAGTGCTATCGGGAAAAGTTATAAAAGCTCGTGGGTCAACTCGTTGTGGACTTGGTTTACTACTTGTAGGCAAGCCAGGACACGGAAAAACCACACTTGCTAGTGTTGTTCTACAAGAAGTAGTACGCCGGTCCAAGCCCGAAGTTTGGGGAGAAACCGACGGTTTGTCTAAAAAACCTATACTATTTGTAGACTATCCAAAACTGTTGCGTATTCAGCAACGGTCTTGGAAGGATGAAGATGGACCAGAAGCCATCCTTATGGAGCAGGTTTATGGAGATTCCAAATTGGACAACATCCAATTACTAGTATTAGATGATTTAGGTAAGGAGCATCGCACAGCCTCAGGCTGGGCCGAGAATACATTTGACGCAGTCTTACGCTCTCGCTACAATGCTGGATTACCAACTATTGTTACAACAAATGTACCATTAAAGAATTGGGGAGAAGTTTATGGAGAAGCAATGGAAAGCTTTGCTCATGAAGCCTTCTTACCAATTAATATCGTCTCAACAGAGGGAGATCGCAGGAAATGAAGGATAGCACAATGGCTAAGGCAGACTGGCGTACAGTCCAGTTCTTTTTGTCAGCTCGTGGAGTGTTTGAGGTAGAGATCGATTTAGAAAGCGACGAAGTTCGTTGTAATTGCCCCGGCTACGAGGCGCGAGGTGCTTGTAAGCATTCTCGGTTTGTAGTATCTAAGGCTAAAGAAAATGATGGGGTTTACCCATTAAAGGTATCATCCCGTGCATCAGATGATGAAGCAAAAACCGCAAATAACTCTACAGAGCTGTTTCGAGAGTTTGTAGTTAAGTATGGGAAAATAGAGGTCATCTAAAAGATGCAAGGAGGGGATCTAAGCAATGAAAAGCCTAAGCGGGTAGTAGTTACTGTTGATTGCCTGCTTGATAGGAAGCCAGTTATAAAAAAGTTCTTGGGCTTAATTCCGCATGCCTCTGAGGAGATTGAATACAATCGAGGAATGCTATCTAGGTTTTGGAATTATGCTTCAAGCAGCGGATACAGCCTAGAACTTGTTGGGTTTGGATATAGCCCCAGTGAAATGCAAGAGATGTTTGATGATCTTGACAATCTGGGTACTAATCCTTTTAACTATGTAAAAGCATATAGAGTCGTTGCTGACTTAGTGGCAGAAATGCCATATCGCAATGAACTTGTATGTGTGATAGACATACCTAGCCGTGCAATGCGCTATGGTAGTTGGTATTACGATCTTGGGAGGGTTTAATGGCTGCTGATAACGAAGAGCGGTTAATCAGTCGCGCTGTTAGGACTAGGGATATTTCCGCAATCCTAGAGTATGGCTTAGAAGATAGCTGGTTCTATGTAGATGAGAATCGTGCTGTCTGGAAGTTCATTCTTAACCACTGGAAAAAGTACAGCGAAGTTCCTACGGCAATTACTGTTAAGGATAACTTTCCTACTTACCGGTTGCTGCAGGTTGATGACTCAATAGAGTATTTGCTTGACCAGTTAGTTGAGTATCGCAGGCGTCAAAAAGCAATTGAGATTGTTCAAGATGCTGCAGAAGCTATCTCAGCTGGAGATCATCAAGCTGCTATTGATTCCATGTCTAGCGGTATTGCAAAGATCTCTGATGATGGCGTTGGCTCATCAAACGATATTGATCTTACTAAAGCCCCCATGTCTCGTTACGATGAATACCTAGCGGTAAAGACCCGTCCTAACGGTTTGATTGGCATGGCTACTGGTTTTTCTTTGATCGATCAGGCAACCGCTGGTTTACAGCCTGGACAACTTGTGGTCATTATTGCTCCACCAAAGACTGGTAAATCTGTTGTTGCTTTGCAAACTGCAGTTAACTTGCATGAAGACGGTTTTGTGCCAATGTTCCAGTCTTTTGAGATGAGCAACCATGAGCAGCAAACTCGTCACGATGCTATGCGGGCTAAGATCTCACATGCTCGCTTGACCCGAGGTGCACTCAAGGTAGACGAAGAAGCCCGATATCAAAAAGCTTTAACTCGTATGGAACAAATGCACAACTTCTATTTGACCGACAGCGTCACAGCCCGAACTGTGTCAGGCCTTGCTGCTAAGGTAGAGAAACTACAGCCGGACATTGTATTTATTGACGGTGTTTATCTTATGACCGATGAGATAAGTGGGGAACGCAATAATGCGCTAGCCCTTACTAATATCACTCGTTCACTAAAACAGTTTGCACAGAAGATAAAGAAACCAGTTGTAGTAACAACTCAGGTTCTTGAGTGGAAGATGAAGAACAAGCGGGTTTCTGCGGGAGCCATTGGTTACTCATCATCATTCTTTCAGGATGCCGACGTGATCTTGGCGCTAGAGCGTCAGGATGAAATGGATGATTCATCTCGTATCTTCCGTATTGAAGCCAGCCGTAACTGCGGTAAGGTCGAAATGGAATTAATGTGGGATTGGGAAAATGGTAAATTTGAGGAGTATCCAAATCCATGATATTTGATGGAACACAGTTATGCGCAAAAGTTGACCCGGAAGTATTCTTTCCAGAGTCATCTGATCGCGCTAGTGTTGAAGCAGCTAAAGCAATTTGTAATAAATGTCATTTTATTGAGCCTTGTTTAAAATCGGTTATCTGGGAACCTAGTGTTGAAGGTATTTGGGGAGGAACTACTCCTCGCCAACGTGAAACTATGCGTAGTCGTTTAAGGAGGATGCAAAATGTTTAAATTTACTAGGGGTCATTGCTTAGATGATTGGCAGCGTAAACTTTGGGATGCTGCACAAGAAGAACTCAAAGAACGTGTGCTTGAGTTGCATTACGAATACCCAGACACAGGTGACTGTGCAGGGTGTGACCACATTTATCCATGCCCAACTATCAAAGCGTTAGACGGTGAGCAGGAATGATTCTTACAGATGAAAAGATAAAAGCAGTCTTAGCCAATCTTGATATTGAAATCGAGAATGAGCGCGGGGATGAAATACTGGCACTATGCCCAGGTCACGAACTGCGTACAGGTAAGATTGATCAGAATCCATCTTGGTCTATTAACACTGAGACTGGTGTGCACCATTGTTTTTCCTGCGGGTATAAAGGCAATCTTTTAACTCTTGTAGCAGAACAAAAAGAGTTCTACACTGATTGGAATCGACTAGACCTTGAAGGTGCTAAGTCCTGGTTACGCCAGCACTCAACTATTGATCTTCCTATGCTTATAAAGCAGATGGAACAAGTAAAAGATTCCTACATCGTTATACCAAAGCCAGTTCCAATGAGTGAGGCTCGGTTAGCTTTGTACTCAAAGCACATTCCTGAAGATGCTCTTGACTCTCGTCTTCTTACTGAAGAGGCCTGCATGTACTATGGCATTCTTTGGGATACGGATAACAGCCGTTGGATTCTTCCAATACGTAGCTGGGGAGATAATTCCTTGATGGGATGGCAAGAAAAAGGATACCGGGAGCGGTATTTTAAGAACCGTCCTACAGGTATATCTAAGAGTAAAACCTTATTTAATAATTATGTACATAACTACGAGGATTGCATGATTATAGTAGAAAGCCCCTTAGATGCCGCACGCCTGCATTCTGCGGGAATAGAAGGTGGGGCTGCAACTTTTGGTACAAGCGTTAGCCCAGAGCAACTTCAGCTTATGCGCAAAACGGATAACTTAATATTTGCTTTTGACAATGATGACCCAGGTCGTACTGCAGCTCTACGTATGTTAGACTTAAGTCGTAAAACAGGGTTTGAGTGCAAGTTTTTTAACTACAGTGGTGTAGACCATAAAGATATTGGTGAAATGACCACTATTGCTATACGCAAGGGTATAGAAACTGCAAAGCATTGCGTACTAGGTAAGTCCGCAATTTTAGGAGTGTAATGTTTAAGATGAAAAATTTATGGGACTTTCACCCTAACGTTCGTAGTGGCAAAGACGGTTTAACATTAGGTGAACGCGCTGCAGATACTATTCGCAATGGGATGGGTTCTTGGCCATTTGTTTTTGCAGCAATTGCATTTTTAGCAATGTGGATACTTTCTAATGGTGCCGCAGGGTTTGACCCATTTCCGTTTATTTTACTTAACTTGATGCTGTCTTCTTTAGCTGCTTTGCAAGGCGCTATACTTTTAATTGCTGCTAAGCGTTCCGACCAAGTATCGAGTGAATTAGCACAGCATGATTTTCAAATCGATAAAGACGCACTTCAATTACTTAAGGAGATGCGTCCTTTACTAGAACAGTTGTTAGAAGAAAAGAATAAGTAATGTCATTTAAGGGTAGCCTACTTCCCTACCAGGAAGAAGCAGTAGAGATGATGTGCAGCCGGGGTAAAGTCCTGGTTGCATATGACCTTGGCCTAGGTAAAACAGTTCTTACTATTGCAGCAATTGAATCAATGCGCGACTCTGGCAAGATCAAAGGTCCCGGTCTTATTATTTGTCTGTCAAGTCTTAAGTACCAGTGGCAGAGTCAAATAGAAAAGTTTACTGAAGGCACTGCAAAAACTATTGTTATTGAGGGAACTCCCAAGCAACGACTTGATCAGTACAAAGCTATAGCTAGTAAAAAGATAGACGTAGACTATGTCATATTTAATTATGAACAGGTGGTTAACGACAAGGATTATGTTAACCAACTTCCAATGAACTTTATTGTCTGCGATGAGGCCACAGCTCTTAAAAGTTTTAAATCCAAGCGTTCTAAGATCATAAAAAAACTAAAGTCACCAATTAAGTTTGCTCTGACCGGTACTCCGGTTGAAAACGGAAAAGCCGAAGAACTGTTTAGCATTATGCAGTTTGTAGATGACAAAGTGTTGGGGTCATATCCAAGCTTTGAAGCCAAATATATTGTGCGTAATAGCATGGGATGGATAGAAAAATACAAAAACATAGACATGCTGTCTACTCAACTAAAGACTGCGTCAGTTCGTAAGCGTCAAAAAGATAAAGACGTAGCCCCATACCTACCGGAGACTATTATGGCTTCTCCAATATTAGTTCCTTTTGACTCAGCAAGTAAGGCACTTTACTCCAGCATTGTTGATGAACTCTTGGTTGATTTAGAAGATGCTGCAAGGTACATGAGTATGGGCATAAATCTTTTTGGCGACTACAGGCCAGACAATGGACCAATTGACGAAGTTCGTGGGGTTATCATGTCAAAGTTAACTGCATTACGTCTGCTTTGTGATCACCCACTGTTATTACGTGCTAGCGGTAAAGCTTACAGTTCTTCTACCTTTGGTGAAGAAGGTTCTCGATATGCTGCAGAGCTATTAGAACAGGGTCGACTTGACAGGGCAGTAAAATCTCCTAAGCTTGATGTTCTTAAGGAAACTGTTAAAAACTTTCTTGAGGAAGACAAAAACAATAAGCTTGTTATATTCAGTGGCTTTGTAGCCATGGTAGGTATAATTGCTGCAGATTTGAATGCTTTTGGTGTACAAAAGTATACCGGTAAGATGAATGCAAAGGAAAAGGAAATTGCTAAAATCGATTTTCAAACTAACCCTAATACCCGTATCCTCGTTAGTTCTGACGCTGGTGGGTATGGGGTGGATCTTCCTCAGGCTAATTTACTGGTCAATTATGACTTGCCTTGGAATGCAGGACTCGCTCTTCAAAGGAACGGGCGAATCCAGCGGGCATCTAGCACCTGGGAAAAAGTTGTAGTTCAAGACCTAATGATGCTAGGATCCATAGAAGAACGTCAACATGCCATGCTACAGCAGAAAATGTCTGTCGCAAGTGCTATAGTTGATGGTGAGGGAATAACTGAAAAGGGTGGACTAGACCTAAACTTGGGAACTCTACGTGGATTTTTGCAATCCATTTAGATTAGTGTATAGTTCATAGAGGGCCACGACAGAGGAGATAAAGTGTCTTCAAATCACACGCCTACACGCACTATCCGGGTTTCAGATGAACTCTGGAATGCAGCAAAAGAAAAAGCTGCAGAACTTGGTGTAACGGTTACTGATATAGTAATTAACGCACTTGAAGAATTTATAGAAGAATAGGAACTACTAGGAGGACAAATGCCAGAAGTAATAGGCAAACAAAACTTACCTACTATCGATGATTTCGAAGAAGGTGCCGGAGAAGTTACTGCTCTTTTTCGGGAATTTGTGTATTTAAAAAAGAACATAGATGATCTATCAAAGCGTCAAGATGTAATCAAAAAAAAGCTTTCTGAATTTGTAGACGCTTATGGCGATGAAGACGACAAAGGCCACAAGTGGTACGATATGGCTGAAGTTGATGGCTATGCAGGTATGCAGCGTCAACGCCGTGTATCACAAAAAGTTGATCACAACATGTGTCTTAACCTTTTAACTGACAAGGGTCTTGAAGGACGTTGCTTTGAGATGAAGCCAGTTCTAAACCAAGAAGAGGTTATGAAGTGTCTATACGAGGGTTTGCTATCTGAAGACGATTTAGATATTATGTTCCCTAAGACAGTAACTACAGCCTTTCTCGTAACAAAAGCGTAGCCATGAACGAGCACCATATTTGTGGTAAATGTAGTGCTGAATTTGACGAACTACTAGACCTTATAGCACACTTGAAAGAAGATACCTGTGGATGGTGATAAGATTGACGAGATCTTTGGAACTCTCGATGAATATTACCCTGGCTCGAAGCGTAAGCGTCGTGCTGTAAACCCAGAGGTCGAAGAAAAGAAAAAACGTGCCGCTGAGAAAACTTCGTGGGATTATAAACCACAGGTTAAAACCTTAGCAAACGGAAAGACCATAGAACTATTCAGTGCGGGAATGTTTTCAGAAGCCTTAGGTAGGCCTCTAGTAACAGTCCGGCTCTGGGAACGTTTAGGATATATTCCGAGAGCACCGTATAGATTGCGCTCTGCACTCGTTGCTGGCAAGAAAAAGCCAGGATGGCGCATGTACAGTCGTGATATGATAGAAAGCGCAATAGAAAGTTTTCAGTCCAGGGGGCTCTTAGAATCCCCTAGGATTGAATGGGATCGTCATAGAGACCTCTCAATAGAAATATTTGAGAACTGGAAGACAATCCATAGCCAAGAAACCGAATAACCAATCCGCCTTATGGCCTAAAAGAAAGTAATACCCATGGTAAACCGCAATACAAATGTAGATTCATACCTCGATGATGAAGAGTTGGTAGTAAATGCCGAAGCTTTGTTTGAAACCGAGAATGAAGATGAAGTAGCAGAACGCTCTTCAGTAATTCAGGTTGGCTGGGCTGCAGCAAAGAAAGTGCAAGCCAAAGTCAGTAAGTCATACGCATCTGATTTTAAGTTTGATGAAGATGTACAACTCATTAAGTTCCTTTCCCCAGAACCAATGAGTTTCTCACAGCACTGGGTACAGCGCACAGGCAAGAAGTCTTTCATCTGCCTAGGCACCTCTGACTGCCCATTGTGTCGTGCAGGTAACAAGGCTGAGAGCAAGTTTGCTTTTAGTGTTGTAACCTTGTCCGACGAAACCCAGCAGGTACAGATGATGACTGTTGGTTTGCGTCTTTGTGGTCAGCTTGAAAAGCTAAATGGTGACCCTAAGACTGGTCCTCTTGATCGCCTATTCTGGGCAGTCAGCAAGTCCGGTCAGGGTACTAAAACTAGCTACTCAATCATGCCAGTTAAAGAACGCGATCTCCCAGAAGATTGGGATTTAGATCTTGATGAAGTAACGCAGATTCTCTCCGAATTGAAGCCTCTTGGTCCTGACGCTTTGCGTATGCCTACCAAGGCAGAGCTCTCGGAAATCGCACGCGAACTTCCTGAAGACTAATCCCTCTGATAGGGAGCTAGGTCTACTCCCCTCCTTGGCCTAGCTCCCTATCTCTTTTCTGGAGATAACTATGAACATTATTTTTACTTCCGACCAACTTCAAGAAGTGGTCGATGCCTACTCTAAAGTAGATGAATTTGTATTTGACGTAGAAACGTCAGGCCCACACCGTGGAGATCCACGTCAGAATGCTGTCGTATGGATTGCACTAGCCACAGAGGGCCGTGTAGATGTAATTCCTATGGGGCACCCAAATGGTGACTACATTCGAACAGACTACCCATTGCTGCCATCCGCTAAGATCCGTCAGGCTAAGGGTCTTAATGTACGTCCTCAGGACTACAGCAAGGATGAAAAGAAAGCGACCAAAGTATTTACTGAGGCGCCTGAGCAACTAACTCCCGGGGAAGTCTTTAAGGCTCTGAAGCCGCTCTTTAGGAGTAATCAGACCAAGGTTGGGCATAACGTCAAGTTCGACTTGCAGAGTATATCCAAGTACATCGGTGGCCTACCTAGCCCAGAGTATGGTTGCACACTTATTGCATCTTTTATCTTAGATAATCAGAATCGCCTTAACGGTCTTGGTCTTGACGACTGCTTGAAGCGTGAGTTTGGCTACCAGATGGTCAAAGGCGTGGGTAAAGAAATTGAAGCCCATAGTTTTGACGACGTTGCTACCTACGCTGGACTAGACGCCGAATGGACTTGGAAGCTTTGGAAGAAGCTTTCTGCTCGTCTAGTAACCGACAAACTTTCAAAGCTTTTTGCTTTAGAGATGGATGTGCTTGAAGTCATTTGCAACATGGAACTACGTGGTGCGGATATTGATATGTCGGCCCTATCTACTCTTAAAGTAGCTCTTGAAAAGCAGCTAGAAGACTGCAAAGCAGACATCTATCTTGCTGCTGGTAAAGCCTTTAACATCAATAGTGTTAAGGAAAAGCAGGTGCTCCTGTACACGCCTAAGAAACTAGGCGGTCGAGGACTTAAGCCAAAGGTTCCGACACCTAATGGTAAGAAGAAACTTGACGCAGGAGAAGAAACCTCCGTAGTTGATTTTTCAGTTGCTGAGCCAGCATTGCAAGCTTACGCTGGTAAAGATGATTTAGTTGATGGATTAATCCGGTACTCGGACTTAAACAAGTTGCTTACTACCTACGTAATCCCATACTTGGGCGGGGACATTACCCGTACTTTGTTAGGTAAGAGCAAAATTGTGGCTAAGAAGAGTATCTTGCTTGATGGCAGGGTTCACACTGACTTTGTTCAGTACGGTACTGAGACGGGTCGTTTCTCTAGCCGTAACCCAAATTTACAAAATGTCCCGGCCCCACATACCTCAAACGGTAAAGCTATTCGTAACCTGTTTATTGCTCCAGAGGGTCATAAGCTGATTGTAGCCGACTACAGTCAGATTGAGCCTAGGGTTATTGCATCCTTTTCTCAGGACCGAATCATGTGCAACTCGTACAAAGACGGCGGGGATATATACACCACAGTAGGTGATACTATGGGAGTAGACCGCAAAGCGGGAAAGGTATTGGTTCTAGCAATGGCGTACGGCGTTGGCCCAGATAAGATCGCTGATCAAATTGGCTGTTCTTTGACGGAAGCTAAAAATCTTCTTAATGGGTTTGCTGCAAAGTTCCCATCAATATCTCGTTACAAGCGTTCTGTGGTCTCTGAGAGTAGGAATCGTACTCCAATGCCCTACGCAACAACCTTGTTGAAGCGTCGCCGTTATCTTCCTGACCTACGTTCTTCAGAAATTTGGAAGCGTTCTCGTGCAGAGCGTCAAGCTTTCAACACCGTAATACAGGGATCTGCTGCTGACCTTATTAAGGTTGCTATGGTTCGTGCTTATGAAATGATTCCAAAAGAGTCAAACCTAATTCTTACTGTGCACGATGAATTAGTAACTGTTGCTCCAAACCATTTAGCAGAAGAAACTGCTGAGGCAATTCGGGCAGCAATGGAAGGCATCAACGTATTAAGTATTCCGTTAGTATCGGATCTAACAATTGTAGAAAGGTGGGGAGACGCAAAGTGAGCATCTTCAAACGCAATAAAAAGAAACAGCGGGGGCTAAAAGTTATGACCCTTTCCCCAAGCGTATTAATTCGCAAAGTCATCTATGATTCAGGATGTAAGAATCCAGAAGCAATAGCAGAGCAGCTAGGGCTTAATCGAGTATCAGATGATGTTATGGAAATGGAAGTTCAAGCAAGTGATGAGCGTATTGCTCGAATTATGAACATAATTCCAATCATTGAAGCTCATGCTACTATTTCCGCACAGGTAAGTGCCGCAGCTTATGCAGTAGGTACGCAAGAAGATGATGATGACGAAGTTGACCCAGCAATGCTAGATGCATTAGTATTGCTATTCAAGGCTGTTTCAGTATCTTCAGCAATATCATGTACGGCAGCTTTAATGGATCTTAATTTAATTTCAGGAGAGTATGAAAATGTCCAATAATTGGTGGGCAGATAAGCTAAGCGGACAGCCTGCTCCCGCACCTCGTACATCTGCGCCTGTAGGACCAATTCCTAATGTACGTTATGTACCGGAAGGTAACGTAACTGCGACGCCGGTTAGTTACGATCCAAATCAGGATCAGCTTGTAACTAAGGCTCAGAGTGCTCGTTTAGATGACAAGTGCCCAGGTTGTTACTCCGGTAACTATTTTGCACCTACTGGTACTCAAATGAAGCGTTGCTATGATTGTGGCTACCCTATTCTTCAAGCCGGTAGTGGTGCAGGTATGCCATCAGGTGGGGGACAAGCTGCAACACCTGCTCGTCAGGTATCTACCGCAAACAACTTTAACCCAACAACTATCGTAGACAGGATTGGATAATGGCACTTACCGCTGAAGTATTAAAAGTAGCAGCACAGCTAAACAAAAAACATGGGGATGGAACTGTAATTATGGCTAATGAAGCCATACTTCCAAAGCGCATAACTAGCGGATCTCTAACTCTAGACGTTGTACTAGGCGGTGGCTGGCCTGTAAACCAGTGGACTGAAATCATTGGGGAGGCATCACACGGTAAGACTGCAATTGCATTAAAAACCGTAGCTGCCAATCAAGCAAAGGATCCAAATTTCACTACAGTATGGGTTGCTGCAGAGCCTTTTGACGTTGAGTACGCACAAATGTGCGGGGTAGATACTAACCGAGTAATCTTAGTAGAGACCAACGTTATGGAAGAAGCATACGAAGCTGTCATCCAGTTCTGTGAGACCAAGGGCGTAGACCTAATAATTCTTGATTCACTACCAGCTTTAGTTCCAACAACTGAAGAAGAAAAGTCTATGGATGAATCTACTGTTGGTCGAGGCGCATTGCTTACCAACAAGTTCTTCCGCAAAGTACTTCGTGCTACTAAGCGTTCGCTCACAGAAGAAGAACGTGGCATTACCTGTATTATGATTAATCAGTTCCGTATGAAGATTGGCGTAATGCACGGAGATCCTCGTACTACTCCCGGTGGACTTGGCAAAGATTACGCTATGGCTATTCGATGCGAGGTTAAGCGTGGAGACTGGCTAGAGGTTGGTACAGGAGAGAGCAAGCGTCGTTCTGGTCAAACTATCAAAGTACGTACTATCAAAAACAAGACCTTCCCACCTCAGCAGACCGCGTATGTAGACTTTTGGTTTGCTGAAGGCGGTCCTATTGACCGTGGAGACTACGATGCTGGTAAAGAGATTGTTGCTTTGTCAATCCTTAATGGTATAGTAGAACGTAAAGGTGCTTGGTTCTTCTACGGTGAGCGCAAGTGGCAAGGTGCACAAAGCCTTGTCGATTCAATCCGTGAAGAACTTGACTTAAAAGAAGAACTAAGTAAAGCTGTGATGGATACGCTAAAAGGCGTACCACCGCTTTCATTTTCAGAGGATGACTAATGTTTTACGATCTAGCTACAAAAGCCGCTAAGTACGACGTGCTTGAACAAATTGTAACCTTACTTCGTGGTTTGCATTCTCCTACTCAAGATGGTAAGAGTTGCATTGAATGTAGCCGGATTGCATGCTCAGTCACTTCTACTGGAATGGGTAGTATTCAATACCCTTGCGTAACTGCTATGACACTTGGAGCTTTTGATGAAGAGTGAAGGACAGATACAGTCACAGAAGCATGAAAAGCGTTTAGAAAAGAAACTGGGTGGCAAACGCACTGCTGCATCAGGAGCCTTTTGGTCATTGAAAGGCGATGTACGAACTGACGATCTATTGATAGAGCACAAATGGACGGGCAAGAAGCAGTTCACTATCAAGTCAGATGTATTAGAGAAGATAATAACAGAGGCCATTATGGATGGGCGTATGCCAATCTTAGGTGTGCACCTAAATGGGAAAGACTACGTGTTACTAACTGAGGACGACTTTATTGAACTCCGAGAGTATAGGAAAGAACACGTATGCGATACGACGACGACCCCGAATGGACTTGGCGATACGACGCTAAGTGCGTAGGGGAAGATACTGAGATCTTCTTCCCACCTAGGGATAAAGACCTCTACGGACCTATAGCAGAAAAAGCAAAAGCTATCTGTCTTGGCAAGGATGGAAGACCTCCCTGCCCGGTCAGAAAAGAGTGCTTGATCGACGCGATAGAACGTGACGAACTCCATGGAATATGGGGCGGCTTGTCACATCGTGAAAGAAATGCTATGGTTCGTAAATATACAAACGCTGGAAAAACTTTGGAAGAATGGTTGGAATAAATGTCACCTAAGCCGCAAAAGATCGAGAGCAAGAACTTAAAAGCATTCTTAGATGCTAATAAACGCAAGACACGTCTTACAGGACAACTAGAGCGGTTCTTACTCGCTCAGGAGCCTGAGGATCGTCGCCAGGATGTACTGCATCCTAGTGATCTTGTTAAGTCAGAATGGTGTGCACTACATGCATACCACGCTCTTCGTGGAAACTATGTGGCAACGGCAGACAAGCCAACCCTACGCCTTCAGTCAATCTTTGACGAGGGCCATGCTATTCACCACAAGTGGCAAAGCTGGATTTACCGTATGGGTAATCTCTATGGTGTTTGGGAATGCAGCTACTGTAACGAAACCGTTATGGACACTTCCCCAAAGACTTGCACATTCTGTGGACATGAAAGCTTTCAGTATTTAGAAATTCCGTTAACTAGCGATGCCCATAAGATAGCAGGCAGTTCAGACGGTTGGATCAAAGGACTTGGTGAGGATTACCTCATCGAGATTAAGTCAATTGGTGCGGGCACTCTTCGTTGGGAAGCCCCATCTATATTGGCGCAAGCGGGCGGAGACTTAGAGGTTGCCTGGAGGGCGATCAGGCAGCCTTTCCGCTCGCACTTGCTGCAAGGCCAGGTGTACCTACATCTATGTCACCTAATGGTAGAAGCCGGCCTTGCTGAATCAGCTCCAGAGTCTATTGTGTTTATCTATGAACTTAAATCAAACCAAGACTACAAAGAGTTTGAGGTCATGTATGACCCAGAGTACATTCTAGATATATTTGAAAATGCCGCCGATGTAGCATGGGCAGTTGACAACGACCGCCCACCTGCATGTAATATAGATCCAGTAAAGGGATGCAAGCGTTGCTCTACATTCCGGGAGGATACAAATGTCTAAAGAACATATATGCCAACTTTGTTCAGCCAGCAAGAACCAACCAGAAGGCACTACACCCATTGAGTTAATTGATGGGATGTGTCGTTGGTGTAGCAATGCATGGAATTTAGGATACAACGCAGCGTTAGATGGCGAGCAGTTGGGAAAACCAATAGCGTATGTTTCACCCCTTGGCATTACTTTCTTAACTGATGTTGAGTTAGGTGAAGAGTGTACAGAGTGTGAAGATGATTAAAGAATCAGATTGGAAACTTGACGAGTGCGACCCAAATTCTCACCTAGATGAAACTTTAATCCGAGACTTTGTATTTGTTAGCAGGGACTTGATTCACGAAACTGATTGTGGAGATAAATGCACCTGTGAGGCTAAAGCTTTTACTAAACTGGCGGGGTTTCTATGGAAATGCTACAGCAACGGTGTTCTCCCAGAACACATTACAGACGCAGTGGTTAAATTAATGGACAAAAAACGTGTACAACTAAACACTATCTTGGAGGAAAAAATAAATGATTAAGAAACACCCATACCGTGCTGCAGTAAAGCACATTCGTGAACTACACCACGCAGAGAAGCTCGGGACACATGCCCCAATTACATGTGCAGTATGCCACATTCCCTACCCATGCAAAACTATCCAGTTAATTAACGATGACTTGTATGAGGATGGCGATAATGTTTAAAAAAATAATGTTTAAGTTTGTTCATAAATTTTGTAATTGGGCAATGAATGTAAAAGATGGCGAAGATGCCACATGGGTTGGCGTTTACCACATACAGGAATGGGAATAATGA